TATTATATATTTATCTTTTTTTTCAACTAAGAACTTTTTTATGCGCTTTAATATATTACATATTATGTAATATATTAAATGTTTAGATATAAATATCTTACGGACTGACGATTCCCTCACCGCGAATGAATCGTCAGTCCATAAGATATTTTATGCAATTAATGAAAATATATCTTTAATCATTGATTTATAATCTCCTTCAAAATATTCATTTCCATATTCAGTATAGTGATTATAATTTATAATAAATAAATCTATTATTTTTTGTTCAATATATTTACAATCATTACAAGCAACATGTAATAATATTTTATAACCTTTATTATATCCTTTAAATCTTTCAAAATTTGGCTGATTTGTTCTTCCAATTTTATATATTGGTTTATTTAATTCAACTGCTGTTCTTTCTTGAAGTAAATAAACATATTCTAAAGTTTTAATTTCATTAGATAAGTTTATAATTTTTTTATTCATATTATTTTTATTTTCAATATTGATATGTTTTTTAGTTTTATTATGTCTTTCTAAATGTGATTTATGATTAAAATCACATTTACATAATTCACAATTATAAGATATTTCTTCAGCATTACATACTTTTATATTATTATTATGTCTTTCTAATAAATATGGATATAAAAATATTTTATTACATAAATAACATTTTGACATTTTATATTATTAACTTTTTTTCACCTAAAACTTTTTTATACTCTTTTAATATAATATATATTAAAACTCATATGTTATATTTAGATACAAATTTCTTACGAACTGACGATTCCCTCACCGTGAGGGAATCGTCAGTTCAAATAAAATATAATATAAAATTATTTTTTAAACATGTTAGAATAATAGTATTTATCCATAATATTTTCATCTATTTTAACTATCTTAGATTGTATGTTTTCTACAATATCTCCAATTTTAGAGATGAAATCATTATCATAGTTATCAACTACTTCTTTTTTAAATTTATTAATTACGCTATTTACATTAGAAAAATAAGTTAAATAAATTTCAGAATTGTATTCTATTTTATTTTTATTCTTTATGAATTTAGAAATATTATCAACAATAATTTCTAAAATTTGATCAATAATAACTGGTTTGTTTTTTAAATTGAATTCTAATTTAATTTTAGATTTAATATCATTAATTATTTTATTCTTAATTTCTATTGAATTAGCTGGTGTATATGTATTAACATCAAAGTTAATATTTTTATGATATTCTTCTAAAATATTGATTTTTTCAATTTGATTTAAAATATTATTTTCAATTATATTATTATAATTTTCAACTCTATAATTTGGTCTGTTATGAAAAATAAATAATACATCTTTTAATTTTAGATTATTATCCTTATTAGTAAATATATCAAATTTATTTTTATTATTTGTATGGATTATTAGTATATCCGAATTATAATCACCAACATCTAATGCTATAGTATTTTTTTTATCTACATTATAAGGAGAATTAATTATATGTATCTTTTGAATATTTGATATATATGTAGATGTGATATTATCTTCTATATTATCATTTTTTGGGTATTCAACTATAGTATTTGTTTTTTTAATAAAAATATCATTAATTCCTGAATTTTTATCTACAATTAATTTACTATCTAATAAATTATCAATATTATAATTTATAATATCTTTTTCACATTCTAATATAATTACTACTAATTCTTTTTTATTTTGTTTTAAATATGATTCAGTGAATTTATAAATTTGTGTAAAATTAGAACTGTTTAAATTATTAGTTATTTTAACATTTGAATTTAATATAACTTTAAATAATTCATTTAAAGAATTATATGAATTTAAACATCTAAATTTATTTAAATTTTTAACAATATTTAAGTTTTCTTTAATTAATATGTATTTATGTTTTTTTATTTTGGATTTAATTTCTAAATTTATTAATGAATTAGAATTAATTTTAATTTTTTGATCTATTAAATCTTTTTCTATTATAAAATTTTTTAAATTTTCTTTTATTGTATAAATTAAATCATCTATTGAATTATCTATATTATTTAATTTATTAAGAATTAAACATAATAAATCAATAATTGAATTATTTTTGTAAAAATAATCATTGATTAATTTAATTAATGAATATGATAATTCATTTGATTTTGATGAATTATCATTCGGTTTTATTATATATTTAATTTTATCAACTATATCAATTAAAATTAGTTTGTTATTATTATTGATATTTTTATTATACCCATTAAAAATATCAATAATATGCATTTTATTTTTGTGGATGTTATTTTTAGAAGTATCGCTCATTAAAGTTTTCTGATTAAAAATATCAATATTAGAAATGATTTTCATATCTTCATTTAGTATTTTATTTAAAGTTGTTATTTTTTTAAACAATTTTAATAATTTTAAGATTTCTTTATCTTTTTTAGATATATTTATTTTATAATCTTCATAGTTAATATTAGATATATATTTTTCTATTTTTTTTATAATATGTTTTATATTATTTTCATTTAAATTAGAACCTATTTCTTTGTCAATTATATCACTACTTTTAGAAAATAAATTATTTAATTCATTTCTATATAAAAATATAAGATTATATATGGATTTATAATATTTAATATTTTTTAAACTTAATAAAACGAAGTTATTTTCTAATTTATTATCTAAATTTTCACTTGTAATATTTTTTATATTGTCTACATTTGTATTTTTATTAACTATCTTTATAGATGGAGATTCATAAGTGGACATTTTTTTATTAATTAGAAATAATATCACTATATTAAGTATAAATAATTTATTCTTTTTAATAAAAATATAATGAGCTCTGTTTTAAATAATGATAATTTTGTATCTGTATTACCTAGAATTATAGATCCGGGGATGAAATTCACAAAAGAATCAATATTAAATAGTAATATAAAAAACACAACAAAAAATATAATTTCTACTGAAAATGAAGTTATTCCTAAAAAACAATTAACTTTTGATAAAAAAGAAAATTTAGATAATTCACAATCTCAAAAATCTAATAGTTTTTTATCTGATTATAAATATATTATTATGATTGTTATAATTTCAATTGTTATACTTATTATTTCATATCTTGTATATAAATATTTTGATAATAAAAACAATCCAAAAAAGATTGAAGTTAGTCCTACTAAAGAAGAAGTTAAATTATTAAATAAAAGTCTAAAAAACGAAGAAGTAAAAGAATATATCTCTAATTATATTATAAATGAAGATGATGAAGATGATGAAGATGATGAAGAAGATAAAGAAACTAATATAGAAGAAGTTACACAAACTAATACAGAAGAAATATTACAAAATAATGTAGAAGAAATTACACAAACAAATTATAATATGAATAGAGATACTTTTAATACACCAATAATACAAAAGCCTACCTCTATTTCTAATACAAATTTATCAATAGATACTAATATAATTTTAGATAGTAATATATCCGCCAGGAATATAGATAATAATTTAAATAGTGATATTTATGGATCATGTAATTCGAATTTAGAGAGTGAAAATATTGATTCTTTATTGAATTCATTAAATATAAATACATCTTTATGTGAAATAGATAATAATGAAAATGATAATGAAAATGATGATAGTGATACAGATAATATACCTATATTTGAAGAATTGGGGTATGAAAGTGAAAATAGTAACACAAATAATGAATTAGAAGAAAAATCTAATATTAAATTAAATAATAATTCTGTAGATGATGTTGATGATGATCTTAAATATTTTAAAAAATTTACAAAAAAATAATTAATATTGTGCAAACGCCCTAAATTCTATAATTAATTATCAATTAAAGAGAGAGAGATATATAATATATAATATTAATAGAAATAATAAATTATGGCTGATAACCAATCAAGCGAAACTACTAACCAAGGTGTAGTTAACACACCAGTTGCTCCTGCACAAGATAAAAAACGAGTAATTAAAAAAAAAGTTTTAAAAATTAAAAAAGTAAAAACGACAGCAGATACACCAGTAGAAACAACACAAGAGACCCAAGTAGACGAACAAGTTGCAGAAACTGAGGATGAAAAAGATTTAACTTCTATCATCCCAAGTTCTCGAATCAAAAATTATATCAATAAAGAAAAGTTAAATAAAGAAATTGATACTTTAATTCAGAAAATTAAAGACGCAGATCTATCTTTAGATTTAAATTCTATTTTATCTGAAGATGTTCAAAAAAAGATTGGATCTTCTATTAAAGATAAAGAAAAATTAAATCAAGAAGCTAAGGTATCACCAGATACTCCTGATGTCCCTTATGTTCCAATTGTAATTAATGTTAATGAAATTGCTGTAGATATTCTTTCGAAACAACGATTTAAGTTCAGTAATAATTCATTCAAAGTATTATCAGTGTTTTCTGATATGATTATTGAAGAAATTACTAAATTTGCTATGGATGAGTTAGTTAAACATAAAAAATCTATTATTAATAATAAATATGTATTTAGCAGTGATATTTCTTCAGGTAAATTATATAAGATTTACTCAGAATTACCATCTTTTATTGCTATGAGAAATGAAACAAGTTCTACACAAGATGTTCCAGACACATCAGAAGATGTTGATGAACCAACTGAAACTGAACAAGTATCAACAGATAAAACATCTAAAGGCATTAATTTTGAGTTTTATATTCGTAAAATTTGCAATAAGCTTAAAGTATCGGATGAAGTTTATTCTAAAATTAAGGTTAGTGAAAAATATCAAAAATTCTGTTCTAATATTATTTTAGATTTCTTAGATCGAGTAGCTCCTTTATCTAAGATTGTTTTAGAAGTTATGACTACTAAAACAATTACTAATTTAGTATTTCAAACTGTAATTAAAATGAAACTTTTGGATACTCCTGATTATGAAGGAACTGTTCAAGAATTACAAAAACGTTTAGATACTCAAAAAAAATAAATATTGCGTAGAAAAATAATATTATTTTAATAAAATACTTTTAATTGATTTATTGTTATTTTTTTTTTCTGGAGTAAATCTACATAAAGGAGTAGAAAATCTAACTATCTTTTTTGGCTTTTTTTGATTCATTTTTTTATTAACTATCATTGTATCTTTTATTTCCAAATATATATCTGGGTATTGTAATGAAATAGATTTAATCAAAAATTTAAATACTTTGCTAATATCTGATTTTTTAATATTATCATTAAATGATATAGTTATAATCCCTCTTTTCACCGTACTGTCTATATCTAATGTGTTTAATACATTATTTGATAAAGTAGATACTATTATATCAAAATCTTCTAATTGTTTTTTTATATCATTTACACAAATTTTAGTTTTAATAGAGAATATTGATAAACATAATGTATTTTTATTCATGTTAGATATTATTTTAGATCCAAGTATTATAATTGATAATTTTATTATAGATTGATTATATATTTTTAAATAATCAGAATAATAAATAACAGGGAATAAAGAACTTAATTTATTCATAAATTCTGTTTTTAATTCAGTTAATTGTAAATTCTTTTCTTTTCTATTTTTTAATATATCTATTAAAGATGATAATGATCCTAATAATAATGGAATTGATCTATTAGGATTAATTAAAAAATATTTCAGACATGGTGAGTTATTAATTAATTTGCCCATTTCTTCAGTTATGATACTTTTTTTAATTAGAATTAATCCAAATTCATATGGGCCATATATTTTATCAAATGAAAATGAAATAAAATCAATATTATAACTATTTAAATTAATCTTATTAAACCCAAATAAATAATCAAAATTGCAAAAAAACATTATATTATTAGATTTACATAAATCATTTATTTCTTTAATGTTGTTAACAGATCCTAATTCTCCATTAGAATATGGAATATTTATTAAAACTGTATTTGTATTTATTAATTTTTTAATGTCATCTATTATTATAATTCCTTCTTCATTTGTATTAATTAATGAAAACGTAATTAAATTATTCTTCTCTAATAATTTACAATAGTTTATAACATTTATATCATCTATAGATGATATAATTATATGTATTATCTTATTAATATTTGTAAATACTTGAGATAATAATTTTAATATAAAATTATTAGATTTTGAACCACCAGAAGTAAATATAATTTCATATTTATTTTTTGTAGTACTACATTGAGAATAAATATACGATCTATATTTATCTATTATACTATTAATATCTATTTGTTCTTTTTGTATATTATTATTTAAAACATTTTCCCATCTTGAAATTTCAGATTCTGTTTTTTTTGATATGATAGTTTTAAAATTAGTGTTTAAATATATCATATTTTAATAATATTGTGTATTTTGTAGAATATATTTAATATAATATAAAGAATTATATTATATTAAATATTTTTAATTTTTTATTACAAAAAAAATAAAATAGCTATTGTTTTTTAATTATCTTATATTAGATACATTTTTAATTATGTCTATAATTTATATTTGATGATTTTATATCTGATGGATTAAATTTAAGAGTTTGTAACTGATATTCAAGTTTAAGGATCTCTATCTGACTGTTTAATTTAAAAATTTGTATTTGATTTTCTAATTTAATTACTCTAAGTTTTGATTCTTCTTTAAATATTTTTATTTGATATTCAAATTTTAATATCTCTTCTTGATCAGTATTATGATTAATTTTTGATTAGGATTTGTTTAAAGTGTTTTTTAAATTTTGATTATAAGTTTTTAAATTTTGATTTATTTTTTTATTAGATGATTAAATGATAATAAAATTGATAAATAAGCTTGATAATTATATTTTTAATTTTTTTTGTGAAATTTTTTGTTGTGATTGAGAATATCTTTTTTCGAATAAGTATATATATATAAAATATTTTTTTTATAAAATAAAATAATTATTATATACTTAATTTTATTAGATAAATTAAATTTATAATAAAATATTCATTACTTATATAATAAATAGCAAATAATATATAAAAATATACAACTGACATGCCTGTTTTAATTAATTTATATGAATTATCGTATTATTTAAACTATATAATTATTTTAATATATACACATGCAAATATATTACATAACAAATATGTAAAAAAAAATGATATAGTATTATATACAGTAAATTGTAATAAATATGATAAAATTCATGATCTTACTATTGTATATTATTTATTCAATATACAAATATATACTTATAGAAATAATAAAAAAAACTATAAAAGACATATAATTTATAAAGATAGTATTAAATTATCTGATGTGACATTTATAAAAGAAATACCTATAAATAAAAAAAAAATACAAGTAATATTACATTTACTTTTTTTAGATAATTTAAGTATTCAAAATAAGTTAATTGTATATAACTGTGGTATTATAGTTCATGAAAATTTCTTTATTTCTCATATTTATAATTTTTTATCATATAGAAGAGATTATAATAAAAGATTAGATTATTAAAAAAAAAAATGATTTGTTAATAATCTAATATAGCAAAACTATTAAAATGAACATTCCAGAATTTATCTATAATGATATTTTGATTAATTATACTAATGTCCATGATAATTATTTGATTTCTAAATATATTAAAAAAGAAAGAGATATTAAGATAAAAAAAGCAATTATTAAAATAAATAAACTTATTTATAAACATATTTTAGAATTAAGAATCGCTATGAATATGATTCACTATCACATACCTAAAATATATTATAAAAAATTTTACCCGTTTAAATATAGGAAAAATCTAATGCTAACAGCATTAGAAATGAGTTTTAATGAAAATTATGAATATCAGAAAGAATTATATGATGATTTGTTAAAAAATACAAATCACTTTGTAATTAATTTTAATAAATTTATTGATTCTATGAGTTATGATGATTTGTTCCTTATAGGATGGTAAAATAATGCATTTTTTTTTAAAAAAAAAATTGAATTTAATGAATTTAATAATTATATAAAACATAAAACATATAAGTATTAAATCATGTGTGGATATACTAGTATTATTGATGGCGTAAAAACACTTAATAAAACTACTAAATTACCATTTGTTAATATTAGTAATGAAAAAAATATTAATGGATTTACTAAAGTTTTATTAACTGATATAGATGGAATAAACATTGAATCAAATTTGTTAAAAAATCATTTATCTAAATGGTTTCCACAGAATAAAATTTCAGAATTTATTAATCTTTTAAATAATAAATTTGTAATTACTGGATCATCAATATTAAAAATGATTTATTCATTTAAATCTGAATCATCTGATTTGGATTTAGCTATTTCTGAAGATGTTGATATAGAAGATCTATTGCATTTATTGCATAATACTGGATTTGAAAAACATAGATCATATTATTCAAATATCTCTAATGACTCTGAAAATATTAATAATTATTCATTAAATAAACCTATTAAAGAAAATCATCAATATTTTAAAGATGGAGAAAAACATAGTCATTATGGATATATTAATAATAATTCATTAAATAAACTTATTAAAGAAATTCATCAATATTTTAAAGATGGAGAAAAACATAGTCATTATGGATATATTAATAATATGTCATTAAATAAACAACCTATTAAAGAAATTCATCAATATTTTAAAGATGGGAAAAAAATAGATATTATTATTGTAAATAAAAAACCATCTGATTACATTAAATCTTTTGATTTAAAAATAGTAATGAATTATTTCGATGGAAAAAATTTCTATCTATTATATCCAGAAAATGTTATTTATAAAAAAGAAAATTTAAATTATATTCCAATTGATTTTAAACGTTATATTAGAATTGAAAAATATTTACATAGAGGATTTGATATTTCAATATTTGGTATGGATATTAAAAATATCAATCTAGATAAATATGGTGATGGTATTGAAATAAAAAAAAAATAGCCGTTTTATTAATTGAAAATATAATTTATAAAAATAAAAAAGAAAAGAATTTAAATAAAATTTATTAAAATATGCTATTATTGAATCTGAAATATATCTGAATCCAGACTCAAAATATATTAAATATTATTTTAATGAATACATTGCACTAAAAGAAAATGATTATAAATTAAAAATAATTTATATAACTTGTAATATTGAATTATATTTAAATAATTTTATTTTATTTTTTTTATATATTCTAGATATATATTCTAGATATATACTTTTATATAGAACTAAAATCAAAACCAACTATCAAAATTATAAAATCATTATATAATGAGTATTTCCAAAATTACATTATCTCAGGAGCAGATTAATAAAATAACAGATCACATTAATATGTATCGTTTAAAACATAATGCTAAAATAATAACATATGATGAAACTATAACTAATTTTTCTCAATCTTATGCTGAAAAATTAATTATAACTAATCAATTTAAACATTCTGGAAATAAACTTTATGGTGAAAATCTATCATATTTTGGAGGTTATAAAAATAATATGGTTGAATTAATTAAAAAATCTATTGATTCTTGGTATGGTGAAGTTAAATTATATAACTTTAATAATCCAACATTTTCTTCAGGAACTGGACATTTTACACAACTTTGCTGGGATTCTAGTATTAAATTTGGAGTAGGTTATGCATATAATACAACAAATAGAACAGCTATTATTACAATGAATTTTAGCCCTAGAGGAAATGTTATGGGACTATTTAGAGAAAATGTCTTTCCTATTTAGTTAAAAAAATAAAATAAAACAAACAAACATTATTTTTTTAACTAAATATTATAATCTATTAAAAATAATATTTAATATATCAATAGCCATTTCTTCTGGATTTCCTTCAAAATATTCATTACCATAATCTTTGTTATGAATATATTTTTCTTTAAATAATTTCATAATTTTTTTTTCAACAAGAGAACAATCAACACATTTAATTAATAATAGTAAATTAATACCCTTTGGGTAAGATTTAAATCTATTTAAATTAGATTGTTTTGTTTTTCCTATTTTATAAACTTCTTCATTACTTCTAACGGCTGTTCTGTCTTTCAATAGATAAACATATTCAAAACTTTCATCTATAATCATATTAGATTGTAATCTTTTATTTAATTTAATATATTGTGTTTTTGTAACAAATGTATATTGATCATTACTTTTATAAATAATAATATATCTATTAATTTGTATTTTATATTTATTTGTATAATCATCTGGATGGTTAATTATTTCTTTATTTGTAAAATTAAATTCATAAACTGGTATAATTAGTCCATTTTCATTATTTAATTTAATATATACTTGTTTTTTTTGATTTGAGTATTTAATGTTGTCTAATAACTTGTCTTCAAATTTTATATATAATTTATCATTTCCTGTATAATATCTAAGTAAACAACATTTTTTAATATATGTTTTTATATTATCTGTATAATAAATTAAATGTCCAGTTATATTTACTGAATCTGTTGAATACATTACAGCATTAAGATTACAACAATTATCACACATGATAATTTGAATGATATTTATTTATATATTTTATTTATATTCAATTTTAAAAAAAATATAAATATATATATTTTTTACAAAATTGCGCTAATTTTACCATCTGTTTCCATAATAATATCAATACTGATTCTATTACTATTGAGATTATTATAATCTTCTTCATATATGGTACTCAATCGAAATCTTTTATCAATTTCCATTTTATAAAGTATTGGCAAGCTTGCAATTAAAATAGTAAATCCAAATTTAAGCATTTTAATCTATGTTATATATTATAGTTAAATTAAAAAAAGTAATTGTAAATAATTTTATTTACTTACATTCTTTACATTTACTTTTTTGAACTTTAATTGTATTCCAACATTTTTGAACAATGTGTCCATTAGGGCATGAATAATTATTTTTTACTTTTAGCATCTGTATATATTAAATCTACAAAAGTATATTCTATTTTTTCTAATTTTTTATTTAATTCTTTAATTTTATTACAATTAGTACATCCATTTTTTACTTGTCTTTGTTTTAAATTATCCCAAACAGATGTAAATTCAGTATTACATTTATTACATGCAATAGTAAATGGTGTTTTTCCACTATCTACATATTCTTTACTGATTGCTTTCATATTTACATCAGATAGTAATTCTACTAAATATTCATAATCTACTTTTTTACCATCACAATAAACACAAAATGATTTTCTTGATTGTCTTCTAATAAATTCCCTTCCATCAAATTTAAATTTATGTTGTTTCTTACATTCAAATCTATGTTTTGTATCATATCCTAAATAATGAGTTTCTAAACAATTACCTTTATTATCAATAGCATATTGTTTCATATTATTAAATATATCATTTTTATTATCTGATTCCATTGTATATTCTGTAAATTTAGTATTCCAATTAATATTAGTATAATTTGAAATATTGTAATTTAGTTCAATTAATTTATTATAAATAAATTCAATTAATTTATCACCTTTAACTGTATATGGAACAATAATTAGATTTATATTATTACTAATGCAAAAGTTTAATTTATAATTATCTCTTTCTTGTTGTTCTTCAAATCCTCCATCTTTATGAAAGAATTTATCATGTTCAATATAATGTTGAATTCCATTATATTCTAATGCTAAATTTAATTCTTCATTATACATATCTAATTCTAATCCAGTATCAATAACTTTTCTAGTTTTAATGAATTTTTTATTAAAAATAGTTTCTAATATAAATTTGCATTTTGCTTCTCTCATATTAGTGGAGCATTCTGGACATTCAGATTTTCCAGAATATACATTATGAATTTCTGTTTTCCAAATATGATTACGACTGCATTTAAATTCACCAATTGAATTAGTAGTTTTAAATTCATCTTTATTTAATAATTCAAATTTTAATTTATCTAATTTATCTAAAACTTTTTGTAAAGATAATTTTCTACCACTGCATTCTTTACAATTAGTAAATTTAATATTATACTTTTTAGTTGTCCATGATTCATGATCAAATTCACATTGAAAAGTAGCGTTATCTTTATTTTCATTAATAATTTTATATTTTTTTTCATTAGCATGTCCTTCCCAGGATTTATTTTCACCATTTCTACATATTGTACATATTTTTACATTTCTATATGCTTCACCAATAGTAGATTCCCATATATAATCATGTGTTAAACATTTAATATTTGTTCTATAATTTGTTGTAGCTTTTTTATTTTGTAAATATTCTTCTTCATTTACAATTATATAATTTAATTCTTTAAGTTTATTAATAGCTATTTCCTTAGTTGAATGTTTCATTATTTATAAATATATTGTCTATATTTAAAATCAATTTTAAATATCAAAAAAATAAAGGATTTATTATTTTTATTATTTTTTATATTATATCCTTTCTCATGTAGCATATTATATGTTGCAATACCATCACAATTCGATCAAGTTGCATATCGAAGTGTTGCCGAACCGTCTGACACAAGTAAGAAATTGATAGCTACGGCGTTAACAACTAATTCAGCAGTTGCGTTCGAAGTTACATAACTAGAGTCATATTGAATATAGAATTCACGAGCACGTGAAACATTGATATGACCACTTGGTTGATAAGTACCTGGGTAAAGATTGAAGGTGATCATGTAGACGCCAGGATCTTCAGGAGTGTTAATATTCCATCCACCATATTGGTATGGAACATAACTGTTGAAGAATTTAGAAGGAAGATTGTTGTAAAGTGGAACACCATGAGCAGTGACCGAAAGTCTGCTAACATGTCCTTCTTGTTTACTAAGAACGAAAGCTTCAGAAGCACCAGTAACAGCAGTGACTGCATTGGTGGTAGTGGTAACAACTCCAAATTTATGCCAATCAGACATAGCAGCATCAATAACCGAGTTTTGATTAGCAACGGTAGAAACAGTAGCATTGCTGACCGAGTTAGCAGTTGGTCGAACACCAACATACATGGTTTCAATTGGCCATTTAAGTTGTTGTAAAAGGATGTTATCCGAAGATTTGTTAACATTCGTGATTTGACGACGATGAACACGGATAAGAGTGAAACCAATACGAGCAATGAAGATATCATGAATATCTGGATTGACGAAAATATTATTAATATATAAATCAAAGTTAGAAAAGACTGGAGTAGTAACAGTTGGTGCAGATAAAGCAGATGTAGAAAGAGCACCTGGATTAATAATAGCACGTAAAAGTTGTTGAGGAGTAGCTAAATCAATATTAATGAAACGTTGACCATATGGAATAGCAACCGAAGGAATAGCAAGACGAGGATCAGTGTTGAACCAGAAAAGAAGTGGGATAAGCATTTCTAAATCCTCATGAGTTTTTTTATAGGTTTGGTGACCATTACGGTATTCAAATGAGGCACGAGCATTCTTTGGGGCAGTAGGAGCAGTGGTATCATCATGGTATTTATAAGTAGCAGTTTGTGGTAATTCTTGACCCATATTTCTGAACCAACCAGTTCGTTTGGAAGCACTGACATAGAATTGACGATGCATATTATAAGTATCTGGGTAGTATTCATCTAATGGATTTCCATTAACATCGAACGATACTTTTTGGAAAAGACGTTCACCAGGGAAATCGCACCATCTGAAAAGAGCACAATCAGCACCGCTGTTAACTGGAGTGCCAGTAAAAGAAACAGTTGGCGAAGTTAATTTAACATGGACAACCATATCACTGAAGAAATCACCGAATTGAGGAATTGAAAATTGAACTTTAGATCCAAGTGTTGGATTATTAGCAACAACTTTATTATATTCATAAGCAATAGCAGCGAATGGTTTAAAATGAGCATTCATAAATAAAATATGGGTACGTTCAATATCAGAAAGAGTTGGATTTGGGTTTTCCATATTGGCACGAGCCGTTTTAATTTCAGCAAGACGTTGACTTAATAGCTCGGAAGCCATAAGCATACGATCTTGCTTACCGTCATTAGTAATGAGGTTAAAAATACCTCCAGTACTCATATGGTTTTAATTATTGGATTTCTATTAAAAATCAAAGAGTTATATTAATTATATTTATATATATTATTATCGATATAATGTTGAAAAAAAAAAATAATTAAATAATTAATATAACTATTTAATTATTCTAATATAAATGGTTTATTATGAATATAATTACATTTTTCATTACAATTACAATCAAAATACATACAAATTAATTCAATATAATTAATATTATTTTTATTTTTATATTCATTAATTATTTTTAATAAAGTTTCTAATCTTGTTTCAATTTTAGTTCTGCGTCTTTTATTATTATAATCAAAATTATCAGGATTAAATCTAATAAATACTGTTGGTAAACCATTTGCTAAATAAATATTACTCATTCTAGCAAATTCACATTCTTTAGTATATTGTTTATGTTGTCCTTCATCAATCTCAACTACAATAAAATGAGTATTACAATCAATTAATATATCAGGCTTAAAATTTCCACATAAATATCCAACTGATTTATTATGAATAAATTCAATATTATTTTTATTTAAGAAATCAACTACTTTCATTTCTTTAGTTTTTTTATATCTGTCTGGATTACAATAAGCACATAATTCTGGACTTTTTCTAACTTGATATAAATTACAGCTAGAACATTTTTTAGAAGTATAATCATACATATGAGTTTCTTTATGAGAACTACAATATTGTTTTGGATATTCTTTAGTTCCAAAATATGCTGCAACAAGACAATTTTCTTCTTTACAAATAATAACTTTATTACTACACATATTATCTTTTTTATGTAAATTACAGTAAATTCCCTTTTTAATAGATTTAATATTATAATCAGCATTTTCATTACATCCATATTCAATACATTTATCTTTATAATTATCTAACATATCATCTTCTTTATGTTCTAAACAATATCTAGATCCAGTTTCTCCAGTTTTATTATATCTTGCTCTTTTATTACAACCTTCAATAATACATTTTTGATATAATTGGATCATATTTTCTAATTTATGAATTGTACAATATTCAGCAACTCCATTTTCCACACCATAACTCGGAGTAGAATTACAATTTATTTCTTTACATTTTTTATCTTTAGATAGTTTATGCATTCCTTCTTCCATATGAGTAGGACAAAATTGTTTTTTACCGACACCACAAGTTGCAATTTTAATACAATCTAATCCATCTTCGAATACATATTCACATAATTTAGTTCTAACATTTCTTATTTGATTTGGTAAATTACCAATACCTTCTTTATTAATTTCTCTATTTTTTGCATGTGTAGCACAATATATAGCTGGTGCTCCTTTAACATTATAATTAGCAGAAGTTTCACATCCAGTTACTATACACATTGGATTGTTTTGTGAAGCAGTATTTTTTTCTTTAACTTCAATAATTTTATCTTCTCCAGTTAAATCTTTGTAATTTTTCATCCATTGTTCTTTTAATTCTTCTAAATTTTCAATATCAATAGAATTTAAATATTTCAGTTCCTCTTTTTTATTCTCTCTAAACTCATCTAATTCTTCTTTATATGTTATATTTTTCAAACCTTGTAATTTAAATTTAGTAATATTATTATTTGTAAAAATTATTTTAATATCTTCTATTTTTATCACTTTATTTAATTCTTCTAATCTATTTTTATATATTATTGTAAGTTTATTTAAATCATCAATATTATTAATTTCAATTAAATTATCTAAATTTCTTAATTTTAATTCATAGTGAAATGTACATAAAGTCTTACTCTCTTTTGATAAATTTTTTGAACATAAGTTAATACTACACATTTTTCTAGATTTATTGCCCATATATTGAGTTTTTCCATCAATAAATCTTGTTTTTAAATGATTTTTACAATATTTATATCCTTTTTCATTTTTATAATTATATAAAGCATTACCACTACATCCATCTTCATTACAATCAATTTTAACCATGTTTGATATATATTAACTAATACTTATTATTCAATTTTAAAAAAAATATTTAATTAATAATTAAAAATTATTAATTTTATTTGATTTAGTGTTAATTTTGAATGTATATTTTATTAAAAATATTTTAATCTGATTTAGACTTTAATTCGCATACATTATTTGACCCTCCCATTGGATTTTCAAATACATGTGTAAAAAATCCACCAAGTTGTAATCCAGTATATAAAAATGTATACATTGCTACTGATAATCCAGTTTGTTTAAGAGCTTCTTTATTTTCCATTCCTCGATTTTTAGCAATCATATAAAAGGGTATAGAATTTAAACCTCCAAATGATATAAATTCTGTAAAATAATTTAACTTATTGCATTTAAAATTTTTAATATCTAAAACTCTAAAAGCTAATATAGGCATAATTGTCATAGTAATTATTACAAAAGAAAAGGCAGTGTATTTAAAAAATGGATGGTGTAATTTTTCTTGAGCGCGTATATCAGCAGAAGTTGGATTAGCAGATGTATCACTATTTACACCACTCATTTCCATTAAAATATGAAATATAAAGAATACTAAAAATGCTACAAAGCATGCATTAAACATTGCTCCTCCAGTAGCTCCTCTATTTTTTGCAATTATTGCAGTAGAAACAGCAGTAAGACCACCAACAGCTATAGCTTCTGCTAAAAACGTTCTCGGATTTTGAGAAATAAATGAAATATCCGCGCTAATAAAAGAAAATACTAATAAAGAAAATAATAATGCAAATTTAGAAAATAAAACACCATATTCAAATACTTGTTCTGCTGTTTTTGCTTCTCCAAAAGTTTTTTTAATTGTTGTATCAACACGCATATTATATTTTTCTTTTTTATTTTTAGCACTTTGTTTAAATTTATATAATAATTTATTTATAGAATTAGCTGCACTTACATCTTTAATGTTTTTACTTACTTTATCTAATTCTTTTATATCATCTGTACTAATTTCAGAAACATCATTTTTTTTCACTCATTTCTTCAAACTATATATTATAAAATTTATATTATATTATATAAAAAAAATAGTAAATACAATATTAATTTTTATATATTTTTTTTTTATATACTTTTTTTAGTATCTAAAGTATTCATATCATTATCTCTAGGATCTCTAGTATCTCTATTATCTCTATTATCTCTAGGATATCTATTATCTCTAGGATATCTATTATCTCTATGATATCTATTATCTCTAGGATATCTATTATCTCTAGGATATCTTGGACCTCTATTATTTCTAAAAACTCTGCGATTTACATTATTATTTCCCGGAGATAATAATAATAACATAAAAACAAATGCTAATAAAGCTATAAATACCATAGCTGTATTAAATTTATTTTCATCCACCATATCAAAAAATCCTTTAATAGAATATTTATTATCTGAAGATGATGGTATAGTACTTGTTTTAGAAGTATCCTCCCCAGATGAAGTCACTTTTTCTTCTGTGCCTTCTCCATTTATTCCTCCAGAAGTTGGTGGGTCTGGTTTTTTGGGAGTATCCGGAGTTTTTGGTTTATCAGTTAGTATAGGAATTCCATCAACATTACAAACCATCTGTTGATTAACATTAATTTTAGATTTGTCATTATTTATAGCTGTTGCTGTTTGTATACATGGAGGGCACTCCGAATTTTCCATTAATCTTGTTTTATATCCTAGTGATTTACATGTTCCATCTATACAATGTATGCCATTAACTCCTTCTGTTGTAAGATATTTTTTTATGTCTGCAGGTGGGTTAACACATCTACAATAATTAGAATCAGCACCGCTTGTGACACAGTAATTGGTTATCATTGTATCACATTTACCTTTAGAATCAGTATCTCTTGTTTTATCATCACAAAATGGTCTACAGAATTTACTTTCTGTTGTATTTGCATCAAATGATTTTTTTATATCTTTTTCACAATATGATATCATAGAATTTTCACACATAGCACGCAATTCTTTATTTCTATTGTATTGGCTATCTTTACCTTTATCAGCCGCTTTTCTACATATATCCATACAAAATTCTCCTGTTCTATTTTCAGGCTTTTCGCAAAATTTTTTATAACCATCCACACATCCATTTAAATCATTTCCAGTACCATTATTACACCATGCTTTACAATATTTACTATCTTTAATATTAGTATCAGTACCATCACAATGTAATTTCATTCTTATATTACAATTTTGTGTACCATATGTATATCCATCTTCACATGTATTAATATCCGTGCTTTGATCTTTGTCATAACAACAATCTAAATTATCAGAAGGACTGTCTCTTTTACATATTTTATAATTATTATTACTAGACGATGAATTATATTCATATATATATCCCTGGCTAGTATAACCATTAGGACAGTAAATTTCATTTCGATCAGAATCATTTATTGCATTCAATCCGCATTGACTATCATAATATAATCTATCTTCAAAATCAGTGCTCATTATTACACAATTTAAACCTTTCTTCCCTTTATTTAAATCATCAAAACAAGTAGTAAAGCTACCTTTAGGTCTCCTATAATTTTCACCAGCCACAGAAGCTGCTTCTTTTAAATTGGCATCAGAAATTGGATCTCCACATCCCTTAGAAAAACTAAATATTGATCTAGAATTTTCTGATTGAAAATTTGTATATGTTCCTTTTTCTCCAGCAATTATCCATTTTGCATTTTGTTTAGACATTATTATTTACAATTATTTATGTGTAAAATTTAAATTTATTACTATATATATAACAATAAATAAAAATAATTTTTATAGATTAAATATGGGAGGATCTATTTCTATTACAAGTAAAACAAATGAAATGGTTAATGAACAAATGACTAAAGCAATGACAACTTCATTTTCATCTTGTGATATGAGCTCAAACCAAAGTCAAGATGCTATTATATATGGAAATAAAAATGCTGATATTACAGTTGATCAGAATATGTTATTAAAAGTTTTATCAACATGTGAAATTACAACTGAAATTACAAATGAAATAAAAAATAATATAGATACATTTTTAAAAGATAAAATGGATATTGAAACAGGAGCTCCATTAGTAGGACTTAATTATACAAGTACTGAATTCTTAAATAAAATAAGAAATACAATTAAAACAGAACTCACAGTAAATACAGTTTCTAAAATAATTCAATCTGTTAAGGCATCACAAAATGCTTTAGTTGCTGATAATAATGGAGGAACTATTAAAGTAACTCAACAAATGACTGGTGATATTATATTAAAGGCATTAATAACAAATAAGGTTATAAATAACGCTTTAAATGAATTAAAAAATCAACTTGAAATTGATAATTCTATTAAAAATAAAGGATTTGATTGGGATAGTTTTTTAAATATAATAATTGCAATATGTGTTCTTATTGTGTGTTGGTATGTTGTCCCAATTATAACTGGTGCGTTTTCAAAAAAAAATAATAATAATGATGATAGATATTATAATAGATATTATAATAGATATGATGATAGATATGATGGATATAGACGTTAATATAATTATTTTTATTATTAATGTGTAATAACTCTATAATATAATGACAATCCGGAAATATCACTATTTCTAGTAATACAAACTACATCTCCAACTTTTCCGGATGACCAAATAATTTGAGGATCTGAAATTTTAATTTTAGGCAAATTATTTTTTTTACAGAATAAAACATTATTTAATAAATTATCAACATCTTTAGCTGGTAAAATTTTATGTTCATTTGATAATATATGTTTTGGAATAATAATTGCAAATAAATCATATACATACATAAAAATATTTAATTTAAAACAATTACATAAATTTACATTATGATTTAATTTACAAATAGGGTTTGAATGAACCATACTAGGAAATACTTTATTATTAATAGTTTTTACATAATTTTTTACATGTGTAGATAGTGTATTTTTTGTAATTATAATAATATCATATAAAAATGGATTTTTATCAATTAAGGTGATTATTTTTTTAAATTCTGGTGTTTTTGCATTAATATCAGTAGAATAATGAAATAAAATTAAATATGTAATTTTATAATTTTCTTTATTAATATATTTAGAATTATTTAAGTTGTCTTTAATTTCAGAAATAATATCTTCTTTTGATTTGTCATCATTTTCAATTATATTCTCACTAATTGTATTTATAATAAAATATTCATTATTATAAATATGTTTAATAAACTCACCATCATCTAATTTATCTTCCAATGGAATTAACTTTCTATATTTAAAGAATGTATATAAATTATTATAAATTGATGATAAATTATTATTTAAACTCGACATAGTATTTATTATATATAAGATTATATTAAATTCAATTTTAAATTTAATATATTTAAAAAAATATTCAATATTTTTTTTAAATATTAATTTTTTTTAAAAAATTATTTAATATTATATATAAATTATAGATAACATAAAATATTCACTGTTTATAAATTAAAATATGGCTGCTTTAGCTCCTATGAGTGTAAACAAATTAACATCTAATTTGAATAATCCTTTTAATAATGATTTAAACCAACAGTTTTCGTATATTATTACAAAGAATAATAAAAATCATAGAGAACTTGAATCGAATATTTCATTTTTAATAATAATATCTATTGTTATTTTAGTTGTATTATTGTTTTTTATTTCTTATAAAATTTTTGTATTTATGACTGTTAATAATGTAGATATTGGAATATTTCCATATAATAACAACCCCAATTCCGACGGATATGATTTAAATTATTTAGCAGAACAAGCTTATTATAAATCTTTATCAGATACAGATAAAGATTCTTATTTATCATTACAAGATTTTGAAAAAGATACAGCAATAAAAAAATATTTAGTCAGTCAAATAGTACTATAAATTTAAACTAATTAAATATATTTATTTTTATGTGATTCATTTATAAGTGTTTTTTTTTCATCTTCATCATTTAAATTATTACATTGTTTAATAATATTAACAATTTTTTCAACCTTTTCTAATAATTCTTTACTTAATATATCGGATTTAAAAACAGGTTGTATATTAATATTAAACATTTTATAACAAAAACACCCTAAATATATATAATTATCATTATTTTTAATTTCTTTTTTTTTTCGTTTAACTTCTGTTTTAAATTTATTTATATTATTATATTTATCAAAATAATATAAATATTTATTCTCTTTGCTATAATCAGATTTATTATTAATATACATATCATGATATACTATTTTAATATCTTTATGATCCACAATATTTTCCATAATTGTATTAATAATTTTATATTCAGATATATTAGAAATATCATATTTATGCATATTATTATTTTGTATATAATGTGTAATATTACTAATTAAATTATTAAAATCTTGATTATTATTGTTTCTATCATAATATAATGAGAATGCACTATATGCTATAGGTTTATTAATATATCTTATTTTATCATAATGATATCTTGTATTATATTTATTATTCTGTAAAATAATATCATTAAATGAACAAAATCTAAATACAGATTCTATGAAAATAGATGCTTCGCATATATCAATAACTTCCAATCCTAATTGAGGCTGTGGTTTATAATAAACAGGTATTTCATTCTGTTTAAGAACACGCATATAAGGATTTTTAAATTCAAATAAAATAAGTAATTCATCTTTATAATCATCATGTGTATTATCAAAATTCGATCTTGGATTAATATTTATATCATAATGATCTTTTTTTAAAATTTTATGTAAATCATTTTTTTTAATAACTGAAATTCCGTCGGGTGAATACTTAATATATTTAGATTTTTCATATTGAATAGATCCTGTTTCATAAATTTTTGTATTAAAAATAAATTCTGTATATTGCTGTAAAGTATATTCCATAATATTTCCAAACCATAAAGGTGCAGCCTTTGAAAATTTAGATAAACCTATTTTTTGACTTATCAATTTTTTTATATTCTGGTATGGATTTAATCCTAAAATTGTAGCGATTTCTGATCCACCAATAGTTTCTAATCTAGAATTTAACCATTCTTCAGATCCTTGCTCTGGTAAGAATTTGTTAGATTCAATAAATTCTAATAAAACTTGTTTTTTTTTAGAATTATTCATTTATAGATTATATTATAAGTATATTTATATATAAGTATATGTTATATTTAGATTCAATTTTTTTATATTTTTTAATAAATACAAATTATATTTGAAGAAAATGTTCCTTTTACTGAAGTATTCGCTTCAGCATTACCAAATAAATGTTCCTTTTATACATTTCCAGGAGGTAATTTAATTGCATCTGGAAATGTAGTTGGTACAATTTGGGTAATATTTGGCACTACAATTGCATCATTATTCACTATATATACCAATGCTTATTTAAAAAAAGGATGTGAAGCTGTAAAATTAATAAAGAAAAATAATGAGGAATTTTTGACATCCCAAAAATAATTAAAAAAATACATACTATATATTTTTTTTTAATTAGATATAATTCAAATATATTAGTATAATTAATTAAAAAAATGGAATTAAATAATATTTCAGAGGGAAAATATAAATTTAAAAATACTAAAATTGGTGGAGGAGCTTTTAGCAAAATTTATATTTTAGATAAAAAAGATTGCAAAGATAAAAAATACATTGTTAAAATTCATAATAGAAAATCTAGATCTGAAGCCATTAATGAAATTGAAGTTCTGTTAAAATTAAAAAAAAATAAAAAAAAATTTAAACTTTCTATTAATTCTATGAAATTAAATGAATCTTTTTTAAAAAGCAAATTAGCAAAAATTAAAGATTATTATATTACAGATGATTATGTATATACAGTTTTTAAAAAATATAATATTACATTAGACTCTTTTAATATTCAATATAATAAAACATTTAATGAAACCCTTCCATTACAATTAATTAAAAAAATATCAAATTCTTTATTTTTAGGACTGCATGAATTAAAAGTATCTAAAATAATTCACTGTGATATAAAACCAAATAATATTTTAATAGATTTAGTTTATTATAAATCTATTAAAGATTTATTTAAAGATATAAAAAATAAAAAGGTTAAAAAAGAAGATATTACAAAGTTTATAGATATAAAAATTATAGATTTTAATAAATCTGAGGAATATAAATCAATTTATAAATCTTTAAATATTCAAACTCTATATTATACACCTCCTGAAATTATTTTAGGTAATCGAAATTATAATTATTCTGTAGATGTTTGGGCAGTTGGTCTTATTTTATATGAATTAACAACTAGTTTATTTTTATTTGATGTATATAATTTAAACCATGAATATGGAATGAATTATAAAAATTATGAATCTGATAGTGAATCTAATGAAGAATCTGAAAGTAATTCTGAATCTTCAGATTCATATTCTTATGGTGATGATGATTCATTTAATAATTTAGCATTAATGCATATATATAAATCAAAACTCGGTGATAATGAAATGAGATATGGTAAATATGTAAATACATTTTATTCTAATGATATTTTAATGGGGTGTTATCAAAAAACAAATATTAAAAAAGATGTAGAATTTACAGAACTTAAAAATATATTAAATAAGTCATTATCTAATAATGAAAAGTTATTTTATAATACAATATATGAACTATTTAAAGAAATTTTTGTTTATGATTATAATAATAGACTTACCACTGAAATATATTTTAATAAGTTTTTATTTTAAAAAGTTTTTATTTTAATAAGTTTTTATTTTAAAATATAAAGTAATTTAAATATTTACATATAGATATAAAAATATATTTAAATATATAGTCAAATGGACAATTCTAAAATACATAAAAAATTTTAGAAAAACTTGTAGATACTATTAAGTATATAAATATAAAAATATATTTAAATATATAGTCAAATGGACAATTCTAAAATACATAAAAAAATAAATAAAAATTTAGAAAAACTTGTAGATACTATTAAGTATATAAATAAAAATAATACTGATAATTATGATGAAACTATACATTCTTTATTCATAATTATTTTTAATATTTTATTTTTAGTTAGAAAAGTTATAAAATTTTTTTATATTACGTTTGATGAATACATAAACTATAATGTTAAATATAAAAAACAAATAAATAATATTTTAGTAGAATTAAATGGAAATAGTCATGAAATTATAGATAAATATAATTCTATATATTTAAATAATAAAACTATAAAATTTAAAGATATATTAAAAAATTATTCTTTTAATTCCAGAAATAATAATAAAATAATGAATTCTAATATAGTATATACTAATGTTAATTTAGAGATATTAGATATTTCATCAATAGATAATATAAATAAAATTATAATGCCAGATGAATCAAAAAATTCAAATAATATTAACAGTATTGATTATAATTTGGTTGATATAGGATTTAATAATTTATATAAATTACATATATTTAATAGTCTTAATGACAATATACCATTTAATTTGCTAGTTTTTGTTAAAGAAATAAATCAAATAGTAATAAAAATAGGAAATGAAAAAAAATTTCAATATATAAATAGTAGATTATATAAAACATATAATCTATCAAATAAAACAGATAATGATCGTTCTATTTTATGTAATAATAATATTAAAAAATTAAATAAAAAATGTTTAAATGGTGTGAATTGTAAATATTATCATGATATAATTATTGGTTATAAAGATAATTTTCATAAAAATAGACAATTCTCATGCAATCCTATAATTTATAATTGTGTTAATTTTAAAGATGGTGAATATGTTGAAGAAAATGTAAAAAAAATAGAATGGCATGATGCAATAAATTTATACCAGTCTAGTTTATCTTGTATATTAATAGCATGTATACATTCTACAAAATAATTTTATTTTTTAAGATAAATATTTTGATAAAATTTGATATAATAATATATCATGCATTAATTGTTTATTTCTTAATTTTTTTTCATTTATATCTGATAATACTATATCTTCATGTAATGATTCTAAAGAACCAATATGTCTTGTATTTTCATTATCATATTTAGATATTAATTTATTATTAGAAGTTTCAGTAACATTAAATTTTCCCATTTTATTTTTATTAATATATTTCCAACTATAATTAGGAAAGTTTTTAACTTCATTTGCGTGTAAAAATTTACATTCTTTATTAAAATAAACACCATTACATGCTTTATTTTTACAAAACTTTATCTTTTCTTTTTTTTTATCTGTTTCATCAATAATATTTCCTATATTTCCAATAATAAGATTATTATTTATTTTAAAACAATATTCTTTAGTTTCATTAATAAAATAAATTGGAGTATTAATAACAGAATCAATATTATTAATTGATATATTAATTACTGGAATTTTACTGCAATCTAAGTCTTTAAATTTTTCATTATTTGTAATATTTCTATAAGAAATAGATTGAGTTTTATCTAATTCTTCCTCTATTTTTATTTTTTTTAAAATATTATTTTTATTTGCCTTTTTTAAAATAGTATTATTAAATACTAATTTTAAATTATTTTTTAATGATGTTATAATTTGAATAGTATTATTAATTTTATGTAAATCATTTTCATATTTTTTAAGTTTATTATATAAAATATTAATATTTTCAATATTATTAGATATTAAAATATTTCTATTAATATTTTCCATATCTAATAATATTTCATCTAATATTGTTTGTAAAGAATTCATGGTATTATTTATAAGTATCATTTATAAATAATATATATAATGTTTAAATTAAAAAATGCTAATTTTTAATTTAAACATTGTATGATTTAGTTAATTTAAAAATTTTTTTTACAAAATTAATAAATGCTTTATTTTTATAAAGCATAGAAATTTCCACAATATTTAAAAATTGTATATCAATAGATTCCATTATTGAAGATCTATTTAAATTTAATTCAATATTGGGTACATATTTATTATCTAACATAACTGCTAAATAATATACATATTTATACGTAGTATTATCATCATTAAAAACATAAACAACTGGTTCAATATTAAATAAAATTTTGTATTTATTTTTTTTGATATTAGTTTCTTCATTAAATTCTCTAATAGCTGCATTTATATCACTTTCATTTCTATTTACCATTCCTTTAGGAATTTCCCATAAATTATTAATAGATTTTGTATTTTTAATTAGTTTTAATAATCTCCTACCTTCATCATATAAAAATCTTTTTTCAAATTTTGTTTTACTATTTTCAAATTTAGATAAATCTTTTAATGCAACTCTATTATATGGCAAAGTCAAATACAGTTTATGCCACATAATATTAAAATTTAATGACATAATGCATATTTTTTCTTCTATAGTCATACTATTAAATAATTTTATTAATTCATTATCATTATTTTTATTATAAATGCCTTTAACAAAAGTAATATATGCATATGTAACTCTTTTTTTAATAAAAAGCAATTTATATTCAATATCAGTATTGTTTATTTTATTTTTTTTTGTCAAAGCTATACCATAAGAAACAACAACATTGTTTTTTTTTATATTTGCCATGTTTGAGAATTATTTATAAATATATAAATAATTCTTTAAATGGTTAATTATTTATATTTAAAAAAAAAATAATATAATATTTTATTTAATATTAGATTTTTTTTTATTTTTTTGTTTTAATATACTCATCTTCTAAATTTGTAAAATTTTTAATTTCATTTTCTAAAATCCATTCAAATTCATTTCCTTTACAAGTGTTTTTATTAAATGGACAATCTGCTATAGATTTATATGGTTTAATATAATATAAAGAGCTAAATAATATAAATAACATTATTAATATTACTAGAATATATCCAAAAATTTTAAAATAAGCCATTGTATTAATATAAGATAAATTTATATTTAAAATAAAACTATTTTATATTATAAATTAAATTTTCTTTATAAAATAAATTTAATTTAATTTAAATTTTTTTCCCTCTTCAGGATCAGTTAATCCTTCACGAGAGTTGGAAAGACCAGTTTTAGATAATGACATATCGTAGTCATAATCTTGGAAGAATACTGGAATATCTCTAGTTCCAGTCATTCCAGAAGTTTTGCTAGCAATAGCTTTAGCTTGGCGATCATTTTGAGACATATCACCAACTAGTTGGTATTGTCTGATATTATTAGGATCATTTCCATTAAAACCAGAAGTTTTGTGATTTAATACACCTACAAAACCAGCCACAGTAGCAGCACAAACTAGAATTAATACAAGTAGGACAACTACTAACCACCCAAAGAAAAGAGTAGAATCAAATCCCCATACTTTTTCAGCCATTGTAAATATCAAAAAGTTGTTATTACTATTATTGGTATTATATATATATATATATTATAACATAATATAAAATAAAAAAAAATTAATTAATAAAAATATTAATGTATTTAAATTCATTCATAAATTTTTCTAACTTTATCCATATAAATATTAAGATCTTTACTTAATTCTGTTGAATCAATGTTATACATTTTACATTTATCTGGATGAAAAATTAACATATATTTTTTATAAGTATCTTTAATTATTTTAAATTCATTATAAGAATAATTATTTTTAATCTTAGACTTAATAAACTTTTTAAATTCTTTAATTATTTCTTTATTCTCATTTTTCTCTTTTTTCTCTTTTTTAGCAATTTCTTTTTGTATTTTATTATTATGAACTTTACAATAATATTTTTCTTCAAATAGTTCAGTTCCCTTTTTATTACATCTATCACCGTCTTCTTTAATTCTTTCACATATATTTTTATTATTTGAAGATTTTTTAATATTATGAACTTTACAATAATATTTTTCTTCAAATAGTTTAGTTCCCTTTTTATTACATCTATCACCGTCTTTTTTAATTCCTTCACATATATTTTTATTATTTGAAGATTTTTTAATATTAGGAGTTTTAACTTTTTCATCATAGGAATTTTCTTCTTCCTTTTGTTCTTCTTCCTTTTGTTCTTCTTTTTCTTTTTTTTCTTCTTTTTGTTTTTCTGATTTAGAGTCTGATTTAGAGTCTTTTAAAGATGAATATTGTTTAAAATGAACATTACAATAATGTTTATTTTCAAATACACTAGTACTTTTTTTAGTGCATTTTTTTTTATCTTTTTTAAATCCTTCACATTCAACTATTTCTTCACTAGATTCTTTATCTTTTTTTTGTGTTTTCTTTTTAGAGTCTGATTTAGAGTCTGATTTAGAGTCTGATTTAGAGTCTGATTCTTTATTTTTAATATTAGAAAAATCCATGTTCATATCCATATTAATCGAATCCATTTATCTATTAATTAATTTGAGATTCAATTTTTTTTAATAATTAAATATCAAATTAAATATTAAATTAATTAATTAATATATAAATAAATTAATAATTGGATCATTAAATTTATATTAAATAATTTAAATGTCTTATAATACTACTCAAAGTAAAAGATCTGTAGGAAGACCTAGATTAATTCAAAGAGTAGATCCTTTACCTAAATTAGGTATTGTTGAAACTCCAAGCAATAATGATAATTTAGTGGAACTTTCATATGATAATGTAAGTATTTTTAAAAAAATTTTTAGTCTATTAAAATTAATGAATGTTAAAGAAATTAACATTCAATTTAATACAAACTATACTAAAATTTTTGGTATAGACCATCTAGAAAAGAATTTAATTAATATTAAAATTAATTCTAATAAATTAAATCATTATTATTGTGAATATCCAATTAATATTACATTAGATCCTAAAAATCTAGATAAAATTACTCAAAAGATAGATAAAAACTATAATTTATTTTCTATGATTTTGAAAAAAAATACATTTAGAAATAATCTCATCATTATTCTAAATAATAAAGTCTTATCTATTGATGAATCACATATTATTAATTTAATCGAAAATGATGTAGATTTAAATCCATTTTATGAAAAAACTTTAGATTATAATATTTATCCATTAAAATTTGAATTAACAGGAAAATATTTTAAAAAATTGATTAATGATGTTTCTATATTTAGTGAAATTTTTACTATTGAAAAAGTTAATCAATCCCCATTACAATTTATTTATAAGAATATTAATAATACAATTAAAGGATATAATATCTGTAAAGATGATGGAAAAATTAATTTACAAACAAATCTTAATGATAATGATATTTTTTCAGTTAGTGTTAGAATTGATTATATCAAGGCATTAAGCAATGCTTTACTTAGTGACAAAGTTAAAATTTATGCTGATAATGAAAATGATTTGGTATTCTCGTTATTAATTGATGGTGGAGTATTTGAAACCACAATTTATACAACTATTAACAAATTTACTTAAAAAAATAAAATTTTTTAATATAATTGTGTAATATATTTTTATCTATACAATACGAAGAGCTAAATTTTTTCCATTATTAGCTATATTTGCAAGTTTATCTGCATTAATATTTCCTTTTTGATAAATATTTAGTTCAGTTTTAACTTTTGTATCAGCATGCCCATGTACGTGTTTAAATACAATTTCAATATTATTTTCATATAAAATATACATATAATGATTAATCATTATGATTAAATCAGCATTTTTTTTATCAAAAACTAATCCTTTTCTAATCCAGGAATTACACCATTTTGTAATTAAATCAATCCAAAATTTAGAATCTGTTACAATTAAAAATTTAATAGCTGATTTTTTATTAAAATTAATTTGCTTTAAACTAGTTTTAAGATTATCAATGTTATCTAATTTAAATCTTCTACTAATTTCATATTTATCATTAATTTCATCAACACGTAAAATTTTAATATAAACTAATGAATATAAAATAGCATAAGCTTCAGCTCTAATATTAGTTGCCGAATTTTGAAAATAGTTATTATTTAATTCCATACCATCTTGCTTATGACTTTTACAATATCCAGGACTTTGTGTATTAGGATCTGATGTGTAAATAGAATAATAAGTACACCCTTCATTAATACATTTAATATCAGATTCATTTTTATTTGTTAAATTATAATAAATTGTATTATAATTATTTTTATTAAACATAATAAAATCTTTATCTATTTTTTTAAGAATTTTGGTGTCATTATGGCCGAAATAAAAAGAATCTTTATTATTATTCATAATATATATACCAAATCCTGCTCTGTTTTTATTATTATCTTTGCTACCGTTCCCTAAACAGCTTCCATCAGTAAAGAAAATTAGGCAAAAGCTATTTAAATAGTCAGGACTAAACTCGTCAACTGATGGGGTTTCTTCCAAATTAAAATCACCATTCATTAAAGTATCTAAATCAAAATTATTCATAATTACTATCTCTTTAATACTTATTGTATCTCTTATTTAAATTAAATATAAATTCATTTTTTTTTATTTTTAAATAACAATTGAATTTTTTTAATTGATTTATTTAAATTATATTTCATTTTATTAATTTTAAAATTGAATTTATATTTTAAAATTATATACTATAAGAGATATAAAAATACATAATCACTTTAAATAATGATTTTTAACTTAATTGTATGTGTTGATAATAATTATGGAATTGGTAAAAATAATAATATTCCATGGACTTTCACAAAAGATTTAAAATATTTTAAAAATACAACATCTATTAAAAAAGATGATGGTAGTAAACCTAATGTAGTTATTATGGGTAATAATACATATAATTCTATTCCAAATAATTTTAAACCATTAAAAAATAGAATTAACATTATATTATCAAAAAGCATTAAATCAACAGAAAATATAACAACTAGTCCTATTTATTTTAATGAAATTACAAAATTATTTCTATATTTAGATTCAATTAAAACAAATATAAATGAAGTATTTATTATTGGAGGATCTCAAATATATGAATTATTTTTAGATTATAAATTGATTAATAAAATTTGTATAACTGTTATTAAAAATTCAGATTTTAAATGTGATACTTTCTTTAATTTTGATAAATATAAAAAACAATTTGAATTTGAGAATTCGTATATGACTAATGATATTGATAAATTAACAGATAAAGAACATTTTTTAGCATTTGAAACATATAAATATATAAATAAAGAAGAAAATAGATTTATTAAAATTGTAAATAAAATCTTAAATAAAGGAGTTTATAATCTAGATAGAAGTCAAGTTGGAACATTATCAATATTTGGAAAGTCATTTACATATGATATTAGAAATTATAGAATTCCTTTATTTACACATCGTAAAGTGTTTTTGAGAGGTATTATTGAAGAATTAGTATTCTTTGTATCTGGAAGAACAGATACAAAAATTTTAGAAGAAAAAAAAGTTAATATTTGGAAAGGTCATACTTCAAGAGAATTTTTAGATTCAAGAGGATTAACTGAATTAAATGAAGGAGATATGGGTGCGGGATATGGATTTCAGCTAAAACATTTTGGAGCTGATTATATAAATGCAGAAACTGATTATACAAATAAAGGATTTGATCAATTAGAATATGTTATTAATGAAATTAAACATAATCCAACCTCCAGAAGAATTGTATTTTCTTATTGGAATCCATCAGATTTCAATAAAACAGCACTTTTACCTTGTCATATATTATATCAATTTAATGTTGATATTGATAAAAATGAATTATCATGTTCTTTCTATCAGAGATCGAATGATACAATGCTGGCAAATTGCTTCAATGTTACATCCTGTTCCATACTTGTATTTATGATAGCAAAAATTTGTAATTTAAAGCCAGGAAAGGTAATACATACAATTGGAAATTTACATATTTACAAAAATCAAATTGACGTTACTAAAGAAATAATAAATAATAAGCCATTTAATTTCCCATTATTATTAATTAATGACCCTGGTAATGAAATTAAAAAAATAGAAGATTTTAAATATGAACATTTTAAACTGTTATTTTATAGAAGCCATAAGGCATATAAAATTCCAATGAGTGTTTAAATTAAATATATTATACAGTTTATTTTTTTAATTTAAACACAAAGCATATAGTATATTATAATTAAAAAAAAAAATGAATTTTGTTTTTTTTAATTATACATTAAAGATATTATTTTATATCATTAATAACTTCAATATGACTACTCAAAATGATTTTAAGATTTATAATATTAATCAATATAATTTAAAACTTAAGATAAATGACGCAGTTAAAATTACTTCAAAGAATTCTGAAACATTTTGGGTAGAAATTAAATCAATTAATAAAGATATTATCACAGGAAAGGTACTTAATAAACTATTATTAGACCATGAATATGATGGTGGTGATATTATTACATTTAATAAAAATAATATTAAATTAGTTAATCCATTTGAAACTAGAAATATTATGAGTGAAGAAAATAAAAGAATTATTAGTAGATTTATTAAAGTATTTAATTTTATAAATAAACGCGATCCAACAGAAATTGAATTTGAACATTTTATTAATACCAGAATTATTCCTATTTAATTAGATTTATAAAATAAAAGTTTTCATTTTTATTATTTTTTGAGTATTTATATATAGTTTTTAAATAACCGATACATTATGTATAGGATCTCTAAATTCTATACATAATTAATAATTAATCTTTGTAAACTTTCTTCTAATTTTAGATTTTTTCTGTAATATTTTTTATAATGTTTAATTGGATTAAATACCATATTTTTATTAACATTCTTAATTTTATTCATCCATATCTGTTCAAATACACTTAGATGTTTTGCACATGTTACTTTATATTTTTTTAATTCTATACATTTAAAATTTTTAATTCCATATTGTTTAAAATAAGGACAAATAGAACATTTACCTTTAGTATATCCATTCATCCAACTAATATACCCTTTTTTATGTCTTTTAAATCTAGTTGTAAGTCTACACATTGTTGAGCCAATATACACAATTTCTGGAATATTTATATGAACAATCTTATATATTATCCCATTTCTATATTTATTAGGATTTTTTGTATTTTTTTTATATTTATTACTTTTATATTTTTTTTTCATTTATTTAATATTTATTATTAAATGTTTAAATGATTTTATTATCTAAATTAATTTCAAAATTTTTATATTTTATATATATATTATCATTTAATATAATGGATTCACAAAACTTTTATCAACAACTTTTATCACCACCATCAAATAATGAAATTAATCATTCTAAATCATCAAAAATATATAGAAATGAAAACAGGGAAAATTATAGATATAAAGATACTACAGAATTTAAAGAACCAAGTTACTCTACTTTTAGTATTTTAGAAGAAACAGAATCTAAAAATACTATATATAAAAATAAAAAATCAAATATAATAACAAGTTTAATTTTATCAATAAGAAAAGATAAAGAAAAAGAAAGAGAAGAACAAGAAAAAAAAGATAGTTATAAATATATTAATTTAACTAGATTTAGAAGACCTTCTTACAAAAAATATTCATATATGGACTACCCATTTTATAAAATATATAATAAAGAAGAAAAATCTAATAAAAATAATAAATTTAATGAAACAAAATTTGATGATAAAGAATATGAGTTATAAAATATAATTAATAAGTGCTTTTAATACATAAATAATAATTATATTATAAAAGAATAATACATAATTATTATATTTAATATTTTTATTCTTATGATTAAAATCTATAATACTTTTTATATTTTTTTTAATATCAATAATATTAGTATTCATACTATCTTTAAATTCTACTTTTAAACTATCTGCTTTATCATTTAAAATTTCTATATTATCTTTTAATTCTATAATATCATTATTTAATTCTATAATATCATTATTTAATTCTATGATTTTATATCTTAATTCTTTGTTACTATCTAAAATATTAGAATTTACTAAATGTACTTTATTAAAATTTAATAAATATAATTTAATATACTTAACATAATATTTATAACATTCTTCATAGACAATCCATTCTTTAATGTTTTGTAAATCAGTATTTTTGTTGTTAGAAATAAACAATATTTTAAATGCTTTTAATGTAAATTTATACTCTAAATCGTGATAAAATAAACCACTTTTTGATCCATGTGTTATTTTTTTTCGAGTTTCTGTATAATCTATATTTTTTATTAATTTAGCATTTTTTATTAATTTTAATATTTCACTTGATTTATCTGTTGTAATTAATTCAAAGTTTTTTAAAATCTCAGCATCAATATAAAAATTATTATTTTTAGAATTATCTTCTTTTAATAAAAATTTCATAAATTTTTTATCTACTTTTGGATAAAAAATAGAATAAAATTTTTCAAAATAACTATCTATATCTAATTCTAATGATTCATTAATAAGACTTTCATTAAAGGTTTCCATATTTACATTTATATTAATAATATGTATTTAAATAAAAAAAATAAATGTAAATTAATAAAATTTACATTTATTTACATCTTTCTAATATTAATCATTCCACTTAATTTATGTTTAGAACAGAATATTGTTTTTTTACTACCAGGATTTCCAAAATATGAAAGCGTTTCACAAGATTCAAACTCACATCTTTTAGAATAAATATCTACCATACCATCTTCTATATGTTTAGAACAATATAAAGCAGGATATACCCCCTTATAATTATAGGATGCTCTATTATTACAGAATTTACATTTAATGTTTTTAACATCGACCATATCTTTTAGTTTATGTTTGGAACAATATAAAGGTTTTTTAATATGTTTTAAATTATAATATGGATGTCTTTCACAATTATTAAATTTACATTTTCTTGTAATTAAATCTAACATTTTATCTTCTTTATGTTTTCCACAAAATTTAGGTTTCATTCCTTTAAAGTTAAAACAAGGTCTTGTATAACAACCTTCTATAATACATTGTTTACTTTTGACATTAATCATTCCATCTTTTTTATGTTTAGAACAAAAAATTGGTTTGTTATTTTTATAATTAAAATTAGCACCAGTCAGACAGTTTTCAACAATGCACTTAGACATTCTTTCTTTATATATTTATATTTAAATTTATATTCAATTTTAAATTTAAATATAATCAATCCATACATTTATAATGTTATTTAATTCATCTTGTGTAATTATATTTGTATCTACATAATCTTTTTTTAATTCTTCTCTTATTTTTTCTTTTAATTTATTGTCGAAATCATCCATATTCTCATCTAATGTACTTCTAATAAGAGAACATTTGTTCATCATTTCGTCATTTAATACATTTGTTGATTTTACATTTACAAAATTATCAACATAATTAAGGGAATTTAATACTCTATTAAATATACCTGTATGACAAACAACGTGATCATTTTCTATACAATCATTCAATTCTAACGCTAAATTATTAATACATATATCTTTATAATTTTTATCCTCTGAATTAAAAATTCTATTTCCTACTAATTCTACTAATTCACTTGTTTTCATTTTATTATACACGGAATTAGTCGTATCTTGTCTAATATTATTAATTACTCTTTTAATATTATTTAATTTGTTATTACTTAAGTTCAATTTTTGTATTTCAATATTAAACATATCTATAATTTCATTAAAATTATGTTTAATTTGAGTATCTTTTTTAATATTTTCTATTGAATGTTTTACTGTTTTATTAATTGTAGTGTCATGGATATTTTGAGGGTCATATATATTATCATTATATGCAATATTTAAATTATTTTGAGGTCTTGGTATTATATTAGCTATATCAACTACTTGGTTAATATTTCTAACGATTGGTATATTATTTAAAACTATATTAGTTATTCTATTATTTACTCTATTATTTACTCTATTAATTGGTTGATTTTTAAATAAATTATCTTTATTAAATCCTTCCATTATATTTTTAATAAGATAATCATTTATATCATTTAAATTATTAGTTTCTTTTTTATTAGTTTCTGTATTAATTTCTTTGGGTGTGTTCTCTAATTTAATCTGTTCTAATTTATTTTCTACATAATGTTTATATTTTCTATGTTCTATACTATTAAATTTTAATTTATCAAGTATATTTAAAAAAGACATATAATATTTATTTGCCAAATATATATTTATCTTTATATTGGGTAAGCCATAATGATAAATATCTGCAATATCAATTAAAACAAAATAGTTTTTATCATAAATACATTTATGATAATATTTTAATGCATTCTTACTATCCGATTTTTGATGATAAAATCTAGCTCTTTCTAGATTATCTTCTTTATTTATTGTATCATTGAATAAAAAAATTAATACAAGTATAAACAATATTATAAATAAATATTTATACATTGTTTATATTTATATATAATATTTTTATATGATATTTTTATATGATATTTTTATTTTAATCTAAATAAAAATTTTCTAAAGGCCTCTATTTTTTCATCTATTATTTTATTATTTGAGAAATATTCATATGGAGTACCATGAAGACGACGAAAAATGTAGAATAAACTGAATCCACCACAGTTTGCTGTATTATTGCGCTGATGTTGGATATCGGTCACTTTAACAAATACACACTTTCTAACTTCTCTTGTTATTTCATCTGCTAGATTTATAAGGTATTTTTTAAAATTAATATTTTTAATATCATATCCAGAACTATTAAAATATTCTATTGTAATAGGAGTTGATTGAAAGTCTATGAAAATACTGAACCAATGGACACCTCCTCCAGATGATAAATCAGTATTAATAACGATACCATAATTTTTTAATTCTCCATTATATGTTAATTGATTATTAACACCTTTTAATTCATTTACGAAATTAATTTCTCTAATTGCTTTGATTTTATCACAATTTTCCATCATATGTGCGTTATTAGGATCAAACATTATCATATCTATCATATGAATATTACTATAATAATATCCTTTAAATAAAGTTTGAAATTGATATTGAATACTATCAATGTCAGTATTATTCATCCAATAATTTCCATCAAAAGATTTTGTTACTGGTTTAAAATAAGTAAGTAATGCTTTATTCATTACTTTTTTTAATGTAGAATCATTATTTTTTTCTTTAATTTTTTCTATTATACAAATTTCTTTAGATGATGTATTATCAGATGATGTACATTTTAATTTAGTTGCTAATTTCTCTATTATAATATTAGTAGGTAAATTAGATTCATTATTAGGTAATATTTTTTTTTCTAAGTCTTTAATTACCTTTTTTGGAAGACATGAATCGCCTTTACGATTTAAAACGCATAAACTCATTTTTATTAATATAAATATAAATACTTAATATGTTATTTTATGGGGTTTTTATAATATATAATTTCTGTTATAATATATTATAATAGTTATATAGTAATCTAAATATATATATTATAATAATATAGGTTTAGTAAAACATTTTTAAATATATTATTATAATGAATAAAAATTCAACTAATTACCCTGAAATACTATATGAGAAGTTAAAAGAATTAAATAATACTAATAATAATGAAGACAATCCTGACATTATTAAAGAAAAACTATTTAATTATCAACAAAGTGTATACAATTATATGACCAAAACTGATCAAAGGGGTATATTATTATATCATTCTGTTGGAAGTGGTAAATGTATGAAAATTGATACACCAATACTAATGTATGATGGCACTATTAAAAAAATTCAAGATATAAAAATAGGAGATCTTATAATGGGAGATGATAGTGAACCTAGAAATATATTATCTTTAGCAAGAGGTGTTGATAGAATGTATAATATAAAATACAATAATGGAGAATTTTATACAGTAAATGAAGCTCATATTTTATGTTTAAAAGTTCCATCATATCCTGAAATAGTATGTAGTGAAAAAGGATGTGAAATAAATTATATATACAATAATGAGTTTTGTACATATGCATTTTATTATAGAAATAACAATTGTGATGAAATAAAATATATTAACAATAAAGCAAATGAATTTTATACTTCCTTACAAACAAAAATTAGTGATCAAATTATTGAAATTTCTGTAATAGATTATTTAAAATTATCTGAAGATAGAAAAAAAATACTCAAAGGATATAAAACAGCTATTACTTTTCCAGAAAAATTAGTACCCATAGATCCATATGTTATGGGAATTTGGTTAGGAGACATTAATACAGATAATTTTATTAAATACTCAAAAGAACAAGATTCTAAACTTCTTTTAGAATTAAAAAAATTAAATTTAATTGGCATAAAAAATAATAAACACATTCCATTAGTATATAAATGCAATTCCAGAAAAAATCAACTTGAATTATTAGCTGGAATACTAGATTCTAAAGGTTCATTTTCTAGAAAAAAAGGTTTCAATATACCTTTTAATAATATAAATAAAAATACTAAATTATTAAAAGATATAATTTATTTATGTAGAAGTTTAGGATTATTATGTTATACAAAATCATATAAAAAAATAAATAAAATATTTATTTATGGTAAAGGTATATATGAAATTCCTGTATTAGAATTTCCAGATGATATATGGAAATCACAAATTTATAATAATAGAGATAAAACTAATGGTACAAAAATTCAAGTTGAGTATTGTAATATAGATAATTATTTTGGATTTACTATAGATGGAAATTCTAGATATGTATTAGGAGATTTTACTGTTACACATAATACAATAACATCTATTTCTATAGCTGAACATTTCAGACAATTAAATAGAGATATTATAATTATATCATCAAAATCATTACAAAACAACTATAAAAAAGAAATAAATTCATTTTCTAAAAAATTAAATCCAAATATTACTGAAGAAGAACTTGAAGAAATTATATCAAAATACAAATTTGTTACATCAAATGCAAAAAATATGATAAAAGCATTAGAAACGAAATATGGAGGAGATATAAAACATAAAATAGAAAGAATTAATGAAATGTATGAAATAATAAATAAAAATGGGGGAGAAATATCAAATAAACTTTCTAAACCTCCATCTATTGATAATATTTTAACTGATATTAATAAATCTAATTTAGAAAATAAAATTATAATAATTGATGAAGCACATAATTTATTTAATTCTATATCAAATGGATCAAAAATAGCAAATGAATTTTATGATATAATAATGAATACTAAAGACATAAAATTAATATTTTTATCAGGAACTCCCATAGTTAATAATCCTTTTGAAATTGCAATTTGTTTTAATATGTTATATGGGCCAATTTTTAAAAAATCTAACACAAATAAAAGAAAAAAAGACTATATTTCTATTTTGCCAGAATATTATACAGATTTTCAAAAATATTTTATAAATGAAACTAACACAGGTAAAGGAACAAAAAACATGAGTATAAAAAACGAAGATAAATTTCAAAATAGAATTTTTGGATTAGTTAGTTATTATGGTGATCTATATTTTGAAAAACAAAGTAATATATCTGATGAACTCAAAAAAACATTAAAAAAAGAAAATTATCCAGATAGATTGCCTATTAAATTTGAAATAGTAGAAATGTCTCAATTACAAAACATTGAATATGCAAAATCAAGAGAAGTTGAAAAAAGAGAAAATTCATCATTCTTTAATGGAGGTTTAATAAATGGGGGTGCTATATTTAAAGAAAAAAATTCAGTTTCTACATCTTATAGAATTAAATCAAGACAATTTTCGAATATTTATATTCCAAGTTCTATTAAATTAGAAAAATTTAATATTAATAAATATTCTCCTAAATTAGAAAAAATTTATAAAAATATAAGTGAAAATCATTCAAATAGTATTTCATTAGTATATAGCACATTTTTAGAATATGGAATTAAAGCATTTTCTAAAATATTAGAATTAAATGACTATAAATTATATAATCCAAATGAAGAATATGTAAAAGGTACTAAATATTTTGCTTTATTTTCTGGAGATCAAACATTAGAAGAAAAAGCAGATATATTACAAAGATTGAATTTAGATGATAACAAACATGGAGAATTAATCAGTGTATTATTAATATCTAAATCGGGAACAGAAGGATTAGACTTAAAAAATGTAAGAAGTGTTCATTTATGTGAACCATATTGGAATTTTTCATTGATTCAACAGGTTATAGCAAGAGCAGTTAGATATAAATCACATATTGCTTTACCAGAAGAAGAAAGAAATGTACAGACTTATATATATTTATCTGATTATAATAAAGACTTTTTAGAAAATGAAAAAAATAAATTAAAAGAAAAACAAAAAAAATCTAAGAAAAAAGTTGAAGGTATTGAATTTACAACTGATATAAATATGTTTAAATCATGTATTAAAAGACAAGAATTGATTTATACATTCCTAAAATTAATAGCATCAACTTCTATTGAATGTCCAGATTTTAATAAAGAAAATTTAAATTTTGATTGTTTTAGCTGTATAGGAAATAATAAAGAGTTATTTTATGAAGATATACATCAAGATATGGAATTATCTAATAATTGTACAAAAACTAAAAAAATAAAAGCAGATGAAGTCATTGTAAATGGAGAAAAATATTATTATACTAAATCAGGAGAAGACATTTCGGTATTTAAATTTAATGAAACTTTACAAGGATATCAAAAAATACATGATGAAAACATTATTAATAAAATAAAAAAAATATAATATTATATATAATATTATATTTAAATAAAATGACCACTCCAAATATAAAACAAGTTTATTTAAATAAAATGGCCCCGCCAAATATAAAACAAGTTTATGTAGAGTCAACAGAAAGTCAGCCCGAATTTCCTAGAATAGATGATATTACAGGACAGCCCAAAAAATTACCAGATCTGGGATCTGTAGCTAAATATCTTATACGAAATTCTGAAGATAAAAATCCATGTGTAAAATCAGCTGTGGAGAAATTTAAAGCATTTAAAAGAAGACCTAAATATTATATATATAGTTTAATGCCTGTGATTTTATTAATAATTTTAATTCTATTGATTATATTAGTAACTTATAGAGGATCTAATGCAATTAAAATGGAAACATCATCTAATTTGTTAGATAGAACAGCTAAAGAAGTTGATTATTTAACAGCAATACTTAAAGATTTAAAAAACAATTCTGGTAGTGTTGATGATATAACTAAAGCAGAAGCAAATTTAGATGAAGTAAATAAAAAATTATATATAATTAGTGGAGAAAAAAATAAATGTATTTATATAGATAATATATGTGATAAAACTATAGATTTATGTAATGGATTGTTAGCATCTATATTGATGATTTATATAGGCTCTGCAAGTATAAGATTATACCAATTAAGAAAAAATTTAGATAAAGAGAGACAAAGTTGTATTGAATAAATATAAGATATTTTTATTTTATTTTGGCATCTCTTCCCAATAAAAGTAAAAATATCGAATATTACTATTTTTCTTCCTCTCTTCTAATTCTAATCTGATTAATTCAAATTTAATTGAATCACATATAGTTGTTTTTCTATTCTTAATTTTAGATATATCTATTTTTAAATTTTTGCAAATTTTATATAAATCTGGTTTATCGATATTAAGGCAATTTAATCCCGAAATTTCTTTTCTTCTATCTTTCATTTTTTTTGTATTGTTATTAATTTTGAGTTTAAAATTAATATCAAATCCTATATTTGTTTTCTCAAGATACCCAATGATTCCATCATTATCTTTGAATTTCATATTGATTTTACCATATGTTAATTTATTGAACCAAAAACCCTTAGGATTATAAAATCTAATTTCTTTTCCAAAAATATGACCTACGCAAAGTAGATAATCAAATACTTTTATTTTTTTCTTTTTATTAGAAAGAAAATTATCGGTTTCAGCAATTGCTTTTTTATAATATGAAAATTGCAAATTATTTTTTGTATTGGTATTATCATACTCATCCTCTAATGAACTTACAAGATTGTTATAATTATAATTCATATCACTATCATCAGATATGGAATATGTAAGATTTTTAGTTGAAATTGTGTATTTATCATATAAATCATTTAATTCTTTATCTAAATTATTTGCAAATATAATAATATTGAATTTATTATAAAAGTATAATAAATTCATATATAAATCATGATTTATATTTTTTGAATATTCTACATTTGTATACAAATTAAAGAAATAATCAATTAATTCTTCTATCATTTCTAAATGAAAATCAAAATCATATTCAATTATAATATTAAACATATTTTCAATTTTTACATCAGAATATTTATTAATAAAATAAGTTTTAATAGTTTTAAAATCATTTAAATTATTTGTTTTAACATATTCATTTAAATTAATCTCATTAACATGCTCTTTTTTATTATTTCTAAATAAAATATCATAATCTAACTTAATTCCATCATAAAAATTTAAACTCTTATTGTTTTTATTATATGGAAATAATATATAATATTCATTTATATATAATAATATATTTATATCATTATTTACATCATAAATAAATTTTTCATTATGATCAAATAAATTATTCACTACAGAATTATTAATGCTATCTTCTTTATTTAAAATATTTATATTAGATTTTTCATATACTAGAAAATCTAATGCTATTATAAATGAATATTCAGATATTAAAATAGTATTAAAATTAATTTTAAAATATGGAGACTTAACAGCTTCAAATAAATCTTTAAATGTCCAAACTTTAGAATATTCTATTAATAAACGTTTAATAATGTATTTACACATATTAATTTCATCATTATAATAATAAGATTGAAATGTTTGTAAATTTAATTTACTATAATCAACTTTAATTAAACTTTTTTTATCTACGTGCTTAATATCATAAATATCTCTCTGTGAATTCTTAGTTCCTTCTGGAAAATTTATATTATAATTTATATTTAGATCAATTGCATTTTCAATAAATATATCATTGATTTTTTGTATCACTTTATAAATATTGATCTTGTATTTATATTTCATTTCTTCAAATGTATAAATATAAGATTTTGATTTATCTTGTATAAATTTAGGCATTGTAGAAACTAATACAAAAATTCTAACTTTTCTTTTTTCTATTGGTAAATTAATATGAGAATTTTTTCTAATAGCTCGTCCAAAAATTTGAATAAGTGTAGAAATATTAACTGGCTGATGTAAAATTACAACATTTTGAACTGCTTTTAAATCATAAGATTCTTTAATTGCTTGAGATCCCAAAATTATTTTAATATCATCTCCATTCATATTACTGTCCATATTAAATTGTTCTAATTGTTTTTCTATTATATTTTTACTGAGAAGACTAGAAACTGATATAAATCTTATAGGTTTGAATTCATGTTTAATTCCTGATTCTTTAATATCATCATGTTTAAATTTAAAATCATAACATACTCCACATCTTGAATGTTTTACAGGAAGATCATTTAATTCTAAAACTCCGTTAACCTTTAAAATTTCACCTATAAAATTAATACCAGATACCTGTACAAAATTATGATATAAGAATATTTTTCCCTTATCATTAACTATACAATCTTTGATAATATTTAACATATTATAATATTTTGTAGAATATTTCTTAATATTTTCTTCTATAAGAAAATTACCAGTTAATGTATTTCTTAATAATTTGTCATTTTTAATAATATCAACTTCATATTCTGATTTCCATTTTTTAGTAGCATTTGATATATTTTTTATTATATCATTTTTTATAAATAAACCAATTGGTTTATTACTATTATTTTCAGGATCTGGAACTACAAAATCATTTAAATATCTATTATTTAATTCTAAATTTATTGGATATTGTTTAAGACTTTTTGTAATGCTTTTAATTTCTTCTATATCTACATTATTATCTTCTTCGTCTTTATCTACCTTCTCATCATAATCATCTAAATTTTTTATTTCAACATATTCATTAGATACTTTAGAATATGTTTGAAAATGTAAATTACTCATTGGACATTTAACAAAGTTTAAATAATCAATTCCTGGTATTTTCTCTCCCATAATTTCTTTAGATGGATATAAATCCAAGTTCATATCTTTTAAATATGAAATTTTGCCCATAATATATTTTTTAATTAATTTAAGACCATTTTCAGAAATGTTTTGTGAAGTATTATTATCAAAAATTTCACTTTTATTAATTCTTAAATTATTATTTAACAATTCTAATAAACTTATAATTTCTACCGGTTTATTATTAATTGGTGTTGCCGATAATAATAAAACTCTAATGGAATTTTTAGAGGCATGGTAATTAAATATTATCTTAAGACATAATCCCCAATTATTAATATCTACTGAATTATAAACATTGTGTATTTCATCACATATAATTAATGATTTATTAAAAGATTCTAGAAAACTAGTGTTTAATTTTAATATATTTTTTTCAATATATATATTTAATTCATCTTCATCTTTTATACTAGAAAGTTGTAATTTATAATTCATATCCACTTTTATTAATAATTTATTAACTAATTTTTTATATCCTATAAATTCAAAATATCCATTTCCTTTTCTTGATTTAAGTCTTATTGAATATTTAATTTTTAATTCTTTAAGTGTAGCTTTATCTTTATCTAAATTATATTTCATAATTTGTTTTTTTAATTCATTCATATTATGAATTTCTTCACTAGATATGATTCCAAATTCAGGTCTTGATAATAATTCTCTTTTGAATATACTTTTAGTAAATCCGACTATATAAACCATACCTGAATTAATGTTTTCATTTAAATTTAACATTCTTTCTTTCTTATATATTTCTATAAAGTTTATAGCTGTTGATAATGACGTAATAGTTTTTCCCGTGCCTGTACTAGCATTGAGTAAAAGCCTAGAAAATTTTGTATTAGGATTAATAAAGTTGCTAATGAATTTCTGATAATTATTCAAAATCATTTTATTTTCTTTTTTAAATTCACTATCTATATAATAACTACTTTTATCTGACTCATCAATAAGACTCTCTATAAATTCCTTCCTTTGATTAATATCATTATAAAAATCTTTATTTTCAACTTCTAAATACGACATTTTTAAATAATATATTATATTAATAATGTATATTTAAAATTTAAAGATTTAAAAAAATAAAAAAAGAATAAATTTAAATTTATAATTATGGAATGTTTACATTCTTTTTATCATCATTAATTTGATGAATTTTTCTAATTAACTCTTCTTCAGTCATTTTAATTAATGTAATTTCAGCATTTTTTACTTTTAAATTCTTTTTTAAAATGTCTTTTACTCTTTGATATAAATTAATAGTATTTGGAGAATATCCAATTCTTAAAACCTCATCGCATTGAGTAAATTTTAATTTTAATTTTTTAATACTTGTTTTAATTGATTGTTGTTGACATTTCAATACATAATATTTAACAACTCCAATCTTAAATACAATAAATGAATTAGTAAATTTTGGATCTGCTGGTTTAGGCGCACGATCTTCAGTAGCATCATTTAATTTTTCTTTAACATCATTTATATATATTCTCTATATATTATCTTAAACTATTCAAAAGTCTAATATCATTTTTAAAAGCATTGGCACGTGCATATGCTAAATCCTTTTTAAATATTTCATCTTCTGTTTCTAATATATTTTTAGATTCTTCAAACTTAGTATATTGAAGTAATAATTCATTTTCAATCTCTAATTTAGTATTTTCAGATGTAAATAACATTTTATTATATCTATATACATATGATAAAATATACTTTAATGTTTCATTTTCAAATTTATTACTAACTCTTTTCATTAAATTAATGAATTGTTCAATAAATGATTTATAATCAATGTATTTAGTATTATAGTTAAATTTATTATTATCAATTTCTAATAACTGATATTCAATATATTTAGAATTAGATTTAATGAATTGATAAATAATACAATTATGATTTTCACTATATGCTAAATTAAAATTCAATTTAGCAAAGATTTTAATAAAGAATTTAAAAATATAAACTAAATATTGTGAGTCACCATAAATTTCATCTGGATATTCTGTAAAGTCTTTAATAAATTTATGAATTTCATCTTCATAAATTAACAATTTTTTAATATCTTCTAATTGCAAAATATCAATATTAGTTTCACTAAATCCATATTTAACAGTTACATTAATATTATATTGATTTTCAATATTAGTATTTATATTAATAGAATTATCAATGATATATTGTATTTCAATATTATTATGTTTTTTAGATTCTTTATGTTTTTTTAATTTTGTTATACATGGAAATTCAATATTACATAATTCACATTTTGTGGATTCTTTTGGTTTATTGCATGGATTTTTATTATTTTTATGTCTTTCTAATTTAGATTTATTAGGAAATGATTTATTACAAAACTCGCATTTAAACATTGTCCTTTTTAATCCTCAAAACCCAAAATATCTTTTTTCGAACCCAAAATATCTTGGAAAAGTATATACTATTTTATATATAAATCTTATATTTAGATAAATTTAACTTACGGACCCAAAATATCTTGAAAAGCGAGATATGTCCGGTCATAAAAAAATAATTTATACACGCTAAATTTTACAAAATATAAATTATTACTATTATCAATATGAATAGAATTATCAATAATATATTTTTTTTCAATAATGTTATGTCTTTTGGATTGTATATGTCTTTCATATTCACTTTTAAATTTAAAAGAAATATTACATATTTCACATTTAAATTTATTATTATTTATAGTATTATTTATAGTATTATTTAAATGTCTTTCTAATTTAGATTTAGTAGGAAAATCTTTTAAACATAACGTACAAGTGTTCATCCCAAAATCTTGCAGAACCCAAAATATTGTTTGGGTGTCCTTTTTTCTTGTTCAATTATAAAAAAATAATAACAAATTGTACTAAAATATTGATAAATTATACATTTTTATTATAATATTCAGTAAAGGATCTCATATTACTTTATCTTTTATACTATTTACCAAGAGCCCAATTATAAATATTACTTACTCCTCTGATAAATGAGTTAAATATTTTATTTTTAGTATGTAATTCATTTTCATTAATATCTTGTGTTTTTTCATCAAATGAATTATAGTTTTTATTTAAATCACTATAAAAATTATTAATAATTTCAGTCTCTTCAATATATTGTTCTTTATCTTCTAATTTTTTATTTTCTTTAGTTTCTTCAATTTCTCTTTTAATATTTTTATTTTTTCCAAATAAATCATTGTTTTCTTCAACATATTCATTATCTTCATTATCATCATCATCTATATTAATTAAATATTTAACATGTTTATTACTTTCTTTATTATGATTTCTTTTAATATATTTTACTTTTTTATAATCTTTTATTTGATTGCCATCAACATCTATTTTAGCATAACATTTATTAGAATAGTGTGTATTTCTTCCGCATGTAAAACATTCATTATTTGCTATTCTAAGTTCTTTAATTAGTAATTTTTTCTGTTCTTTAGATAAGTTAAAAGTAGAATAAGAACCTCCTCTAACATTATTAATTCCAAACTTATTCATGTATTGTTTAGTATATTTATCTTCATCAAATACATTACAATTATAAATAAGTTTATGTAAAGATTTCATTTTATATTTTTTAGTCCAATCACTAGCATAGCCATTCATATGGTCTTTTAATCTTCTATCTAGATTGCTAGTAGCTCCAACATAATATTTATCATTTTGTAATTTCAGAATATAAATCATAATTGTATATATATTATAAATATTTGTTAAATTATTTTTTTTTTTATAAAAAAATTATAATATATAAACTATGCATTTTTTATCTAGTTTATTCATTTTTTTCATACACAAAGATAATATTATCATTTTTGGTAATGATAATTTTGACAATTTTTATATTTTGATCTTTATATCTTTCATCTCTCACCTTTTTCTTCAAATAAACATAATTAAGAAGATTAAGGAAATATTTCAATTTATGTTTTCTTGTTTTGATTTTTTTATGCTCAAGAGGATCTTTTCCCCTGTATTTAGTAAGAGTGTTTAATGAATGATAGATAATCATAGGCACTCCGATTTTAGCAATAGCCTTTCTGATTTGAATATATAAAATATTCTCAATGACAGGCAATGCTTCTAGATTTCTTCTTTTAATGAAACTCATTTGATTGACAGTCTTTTTATACAATAACATATAAAAAAAATCAATTATTTTTTTTATATATTATAAAGAATTTACTTTATATATAATATTTTGTAAAGCAATTTCACATCTTTTAGTATATTCAATTAAGGGTTCATCTTTATTTTTTTTAATAGGGATATATATTCAACATCCCTACATGATTGAATCATATTTATTACTTTGTTAAATTGTTAACTAACTTTCTGTTTTACTAATTATAATAAAGTAATAAGTTTAGATAATAAATAAAAAACATTTATATATTTCTATTATTATAAATAAAAAATGTCAGCTATAGAAACTTTCAAATCTTTTGTAGTATTATGTATTGTAATTGGGTTTATATTATTAATGATATATTTATATAATAATTTTAAATCTATTTTGAATTTAATTCCTGGTTTAGGATTTCTCACAGGTAATAAAAAAGCAAGAGAATACATAACTGCAAATTGCCCAAAAGGAACTACAAATACAGGATTAAGTTGTTTAGGATCATTTGGAAGAGGTACTGGAAGAGATGATGTATTTTATGATGGTTGGGAAAAATGTGCAACAGAAGACGGAGGAGGAGATAGAAATAATTGTGAAAAAAATGGTTTAAGAGTATATCCTAAATGTTCATATTTAGCTAAACAAAAAGGTTATGATAATCCTGAAAATTGGACTAATGATGCATGTTGCATGTGTAGTCCATCGACTAGAGATATAAGTAAAGTAGGAACATGTAGTGATCCAAATTATAAAACACTTATTGGAGGTTTGTGTTATAAAGATTGTGAAAATGGATTTGAACCTGATTCTACTAGAGTATTTTGTAATAAAGTATAATATTTTTTTAAAATTTAAAAATCTTTTATATAATATATTATTCTCCAAAAGGTTTACGAATTTAGACTAATTTACTAATTAATAGTTATTATTATGAGTTTTAATAGTTTTAATAGTTTTAATAACTATAATAAAATAATAAGTTTAGATAGTAAATCGGATTATCCATTTAATTTAATATTAAATTTAAAAGACAATATTATTGAGACAAAAAAAGAAATTGAGTTAGAATATGTAAAAGAATTTAAAATATTAAAAGATATAGATCAAATTAAAAAAGGAGGAAATGATATAAAAGAAGCCGGTATTTTAATTTATGAATATTAATAAAAAAATAAAATTTTATTTGTTTTTTTTTAAAATGTATTTATGTAATAATATGTAAAATATTTAAGTAAAATTAAGATTCTTGATTTGATCTTCAATATCTGATCCATATTCACAATCTTCCTTTTCTTCAGTTTCATCACCTTCATCACCTTCTTGAATGTTAGCAGTTGCCTTAGAATTATCTAATTTTGAAGATCCAGCAACCATCATATCAAATTCATCATCATCAAACATATGACTACTGTTTGTGGCATTTTTGTTTGATTTAACATATAAATTTTTAGTTAAACGTGTATTTAAATTGAAAGATTGTTTAGATATTACAACTTGCATATAAACAGTTCCTGAAATAAGACTATTAATAGTAATGAACTTATGAACATTAGCATTTGTAATCTTATTATTATCAGCATCTAGTGCAAGTTGTGGTTTTTTATTAACAACTTTTTCTAAATCATAAATATTTAAGTCAAAATCTTTTACTAGAAAAGGTTTTCCATCATTTTTATAATTCATATCTAAAGTTTCTAATTGTTTTTCTTCATCCATAGTATAACGTTTATAATTTAACCCAATCCAAATCATTGGATTTTCTAAATTAACAGTTTGATCTTGTTTATTTTTACCTTTAGCTTTCTTTTGAAATGGTGTTTGAGGACGACAGCAAGGTACAATTGTTACATTGGGTTTGTTATTATCATCATCATCATCATCATTAATGAGACCTTCTGCTTTTAACTCTTTAACTCTTTTAGTAAATACATTACAAATTAATTCCATTGCTTTTCCAAATGTTGATTCTTTATTAGATTCATCATCTCTACGAAGAGCAATTTTTAATTGTTCATATTCACGATCAGCAGGTGCTTTGATTTTACCAGCAGCTGCAAGATTAAATAGTTTGATAATTGGTACTACTTCTACTCCATTTTCCTTTTTAATCTTTAATTGACAATATTTAACAGTTTTAGCTTGATTTTCTTTAATAGTTGAAAGATCAACAATTAAGAAGTTTTCTCCATGTTTGTTGTAAGCATTAAAAACATCTTCTGGGTATAAAATTGATGGGTTCATGATTTTCAATTTAATTGGTAGTTATAATCTTATTGGTTATAATATATCTTATTATATATAATTATCTTAAAATGTAAATTCAATTTTTTTTTTATGATTTTGTATATAAAATAAAAAAAAAATGAATAATATATTTCATTTAGATATATAATAGATATTATAGTAAGAAGTATTAAAATAATATAAATATATCATGTATAATCAAATTCGTTGTTGCACGTGTAATAACTCATTAGGTGAATATGTTGAGTTATATGAGTTATTAAAAAATAATGTATATGAAGTTGAATTAAAAAAAATATACAAAGATAATTATAATCCATCTCAAATTGAGATTGATAGTTTAATTAACGTAAATCTTATTGATATTTTTAAACTATTAAAAATCAATAGATATTGTTGTCGTAGAGTTTTAATTACTAATACAAACTTTGATTCTCTTTTATATTCATCTGTTAATAATTAACATTAATCAAAATTTTTCAATAATTCTTTTAAAGAAGATTTTTGTTTTGATGTTAAAGAAGAAACAAATTTACTTAATGCTTTATTTTCATTAGTTTTTTCCATATTTTTAATAAAATTACGGTTTTTATTTCCAAGAATACTAATCATTTTTTTTACATTACTATTACCATTTCCTGCACCTGAAATGGTTTCTGTTAATCTTTCATGAATTTTAGCATTATATAAAGTATATTTAAAAGCATTTGAATCAATAAATTTAGTCATAATAGAATGTAATGCTGGATTATTTAAACATCCATCTGAAACATTAGAAAAAATGACTAATGATTTTTTTGGTTCATCCCAGTTAAGATGTGATAATTCATTAATATCAGATTTTTCAAATGTTGTATCATCAGAAAATCTGAATCGGATTTCATCTTCTAAAAGCTTTACATGGTTATTATATGCCTTTATAACCGCTTCTTGAGTACTCTTAAATCCTACTCTTGTGATATCTTTTCTTGCTTTTGCTTGATCTTTTACTTCATTATTTTTATCATTGGATTCAAAAATACTACGGATAGTTTCTACTCCTGTAATACTTGAAAACTCAGTAAGTTCCCAATCATTATAAGAATCATCTGAAATATGATGATCGGTAGATTTAGTTGGTTGAACTAATATAAACCAACTTACAACCATATTAGGATCCATTAATAATTTTATTTTATCAAATTCTGATGGATTTTTAGACTTTACATGTTCTAATAATGAATTTAAATTACGTGCTACTTTTTTAAATAAAGCATTATCTGTATTATCAAGATCTTTAAATAATTCTTCAGTATCAGTAATTCGTTTGTGTTTTCCTTCACTACCACCTTCAACATCTCTTTTTTTTCTTTCAAGTTTAGGAGGTTGAGCAGCTTTACCTTCTTTTGGGAATTTAGGAAGATCATAACTAAATACAGCTGTATTATCTTTACTTTTCCATTGAATAAATGAGTTATCTTTTTTAAGCCCAGAAAGATCGGTTTCATATTTTTTTCTATTATATGAAACTAATTCTCCATCTAATTTGGAATGTTTTCCAAAAATAAATAAACTACTTAATATCTTAAATGCTTCTTCTCCTTCTCCATTATCACACATTTTTACTAATTCTTGAGTTAACTTTTCATTAGGATTTAAAAATGTTGTAGGATGTCTAGGACGAAATAGACCTGGAGCACACATATCTTCTAATATATTAAATAGTTCTGTGTTGTTGTCTTTAAGCCAGCCATAAAGACTACAATGCGTGTCGTTCGTTTTACTCTTTGACATTGTATATATTTGTATTTACTTATAATTATATTATATTAATATATATATTTATTATATAGTAAAAAATATTAAATAATTAAAATAAAATAATTTTATTTTAATTATTTTATTTTTATATATTATAAAAATTGATATTTATTTTTTTTTTAAAAATAAATAAATAAATATTTATATGAAATATTATAAGTTTTAACTAATTATTAAGTAATGTTGTACATATTTTTTTTAAAAAATAATTAATTAATTTTATAATTAATTATTAAAATAATAATTCAATTAATAATTAAAAATATTATATTATTAATAATATATAACAAAATTAATTTGAGACTTATATAATTAATTCTATTATAATAAGAAAATGAGTCAATATTCAGAAGGTAGTTATGATATTAAACACACAATGAGTGAATTAGAGGGTTCTCTTGAAAGAATTGGTAGTAATTTTAAAAATTCTACATTTGGTTCTTATGAGAATTGCCCAAACCCAAAGTCTGGAATTAGTGGAGGAGAAGTTGTTGGTGGAACTTTTTCCGTTGATAGCGGTGTTCATGCTGCATTAGAAGGCGCTCTAGAAACTGTTATTGGAAATATGGAAATTGAAGGTGGTGAAACTGAAGGAGGTGCTAAAAGATCTAAAGAATCAAGAGCACTAAGATCTATTGGACGCACTGGAAATGATTTAAAATCTCAATTATCATATGTATCTGGTTCTGTAACCAAACGTATTGAAAATATTTATAATTTACAAAATGTTATTGATAGTGGATTTAATAAGTTATATGATATTATTAAAAGAAATGAACATTCTATAAATTCTCAAGATGCTCAAATTATTAATGATGTTCAAAACGCATTAAAAAATGAAATGCAAAATCAACTCAAAGCTTTAGAAAATATTTTAAATGTGTCTATTCGCCCAAGTGCAACATCATTAATCGATTTATTAAAAAATAATGATTCATTTTCAGCATTAGCCGATACTTTAGGTGTTGGTTATAATGACGCAGATGCTAGTGATCGATTAGCATTAGTATACACAAATCTTTCTCATTTAGGACTTATTTCTAAACAAGTAAAAGATGCCCTTTCAACTTTAAATATCACATTAGAAAAATATAAAAATATTAACAATGTAGAAGAATTAAAAAACATATTATCAGAAACTCTAAAAAGAATCAATGATACTAAAACAACTGAACAATTAAATAAAATTATAAAAGCAATGGGTGTATTAGAAAATAGTCAACACAGACATTCAGAGGTTGTAGATTGTCTTAAAGATGAAAAAAAATGTTCTAAACCTGTACATGGAGTAGATGAATCAAATGGAGGAGATGAGTTAATTGGTGCTGAAGAATCATTTGGCGGTGATGAATTTTTAGGCGCTGAAGAATCAGTAGGTGGAGATGAATCAATTGGTGGGGATTATACTAAGAATATTGGACGTATAGAAAGATCTAGAACAAAAAGTACTCTAGTAAGAAGAATTAAAACTTATGAAAAAACTTTAAAAGAATTATTCAAAAATTTTATTTCTCAAATTAATCTAAATTTCAGAGATATTCAAAAAGATGTACAAGAAGTATCTGATCTATTAGGAAATGAAATTCCTTATGATGATAATATAAAATTATTTATTAATATTTTTGAAGGATTTATTGATGATTTAGAAAACGAAAAGTTATTTTATGCTTTAATTGGTTTAGATAGAAGCATGGCTTCAAGAGAAGTTAAAATCAGATTTATGGATAATTTAAACCGATTAATTCAATCTCTAGAAGTTCTTAAAAATCATAAATATTTAGGAGATATTAAAAAACAATTAACACTAACAAAAGAAAATATTGATACTTATTCGGATACTGTAACTAACATTAAATCTAGTGAAGAAGTGAAAAAAGGAGGTAATGATTTTATGTGGACTGATAAATTAGTTTCTCAATCTATGCCATTAAATACTGCTAAAATTATCAGAGACACTATTAATAAATTAAAATTTTATGGAAGTGTTTCTATGATTAAAGCCAATTTATCTCGTATGACAAAAGAACATACTGAATATAAAGCAGATTATAATCAACTATTAGGTAAATCTATTGGTATTAAATTAACTGAATTAAACAGAGAATATACCGAAAACATTGATCGTCTTCATGATAAAGAACGAGGTCGTGGATGGGTTTTAGATCAATACAATAACCAAGCAGGTTTATCACAAGATGATAAGATTCCTCGTGGATTAGTAGAAACTTTATACAAATTACAATATGATTCTAAAGTAGGTTTATATAAGACTATTGAAGCAATTGATATTTATCTAATGGACTTTACTGAAGAACTTTCTGGAAATATCGAAGCTACTAGAGAATTAAGTCAAATGCTTAAACAAACAGAAATTATTTCTAAATGGTTTGATGCTAAAAGTGGAACTAATTTAAAAAATCTATTGAATTTAGTTACTGCTGATGTTAAACAAACTATCTCAGAAGTAACTGCCACTGATTTAAAAGTATTGCCTGAATTATCGCCTTCTTCTGTTATTAAAGGTAAAGATATCAAAGAAATCTTAGAAAGCAGTAAAAGAGCGATTGATTCAGTTGCAGTCCTTAAAAATATTATTTCTATGTTTGTTCACATTGGTGATAAATTTGGAAATAAATCACTTTCTAAAGAAATGTATATGTCTCCTAATATTATTTATAAAAATCTAGTTAAATACATTTGGGTAAGTGCTTTTACTATGGGATACGGAACTGGAGGAGGTAATATTAATACAAATATTGATTCAATTAAAAAAGATAAAAATGTTTATGAGATTGAAAAAGGTGATAAATCATCATTCTTTGATATTAAATTTACATCTCTAAATACTCCATTAGATACTTTAAAAGATTATGAAGATAAATTACGTGCTAATATTAAAACAAAAAAACAAGAATTAGTAGATGCCGTTTCTGCAAATCCAATAGCTGCCGTTGGAGGTTTAGGTCAGATTACAAATGAAGCAGAAATTAAAGCAGCAGTAGAAGCTTCTAAATTATTACCAAATGCTAATCCTGATTCTATTGTAGCATATAGATTTGTAGTAAATAATGCTTTAGATGCTGTAGTTACTGCCGGAACTGCAGGAGTTGCTCGAGAAGCTAATACTGTAGGAGCTGCAGATATTCTTAATACTGCTAAATTAGCAGGAGTAAATGGAATTTTAGCAGCTGCACCAGTTAGAGAACTTGTAGTTTCTAGATATTATGATTTAGAACTATTAGAAAAATCTATTAAAAATGATATTTTCACAAACGAAGATAAATATTTTATTTTATCGTTAAAAGCAATTACTGCTAAAATCTTAACTGTTATTGGCAGCACAAATTTATTAAAGCAACCATCTAGCGTTTCTAGTATGATTACAAATCCAATACGTACAATTATTGGAGGTGGTTTAAACCCAGAAGTAAATGATGATGCATTTGAATTATATATTCGTTTACCATTATTAGTAGAATTTTATAAAAATATTTTTGAAAATGGTAATGAACAATATAAAAAAAATAAATATAAATCGGATGAAACTGAAATCATAGCATATATTCCAGAAGTAGGTTCTATATGGAGTGGGTTAATTCAATGTATTTTTGATGAATCTAGATATATTGCAAATGGAATTTACAGTGTTGAAAATATGAAAAAGATTATTTTTGAAGTCAATAACATCTTTAAATCTTACAAAAATGTTGAAAAGGCTAAATTAGTTAGAACAGTTATTTTAGATCTAGTATCTGAAATTAATAGAAGATATGGTATTCTTAAACGTCAAGAAATTAACGAATTCTATCAAATTAAAAAGAAATATACTAAAAATATGGATGATATCAATGTAAATAATGTAAACTTTGATATTTTAGATGATTCTAACGAATACGAAGATGCTGGACCAAGTAGTCAATATACTGAAAATATATTCAATAAAACATCTAATTCAAGTAAAATTATTCAAACTGATATTAATATTGTTAAAGCATTCAGAGATAAAATTCATACCGAATTATTTAATAAAGGTGTTGAATTAAAAGATCTATCTAAGAAATCATTTACTGAAAAGATTAAATTTTATAAAAATGAACTTAAGAATTTACAATCTAATGAACCAAAAATTGAACTTATTATTAAAGCAATTGATGAATCTAGTAATATTAATTCTCATAATACTGATGTAAATCTTATGTTCCATGAATTAGTTATTTCTCCATTAAAAAATCTTCAAGTACTTGATAATTGGATGTATTCTTTATTTTCTAGCTACATTCCAGAAATGTATGCTTCTTATCATAAATGTCAAATTGATAATAGAGAAAACATTGCTGCTTTAGCAGCTCCAGCAGTTGCGGCAGCTGGAGATTTAAACGCTTTAAAAGCTGCTATTAACTCTGTTGTTTATAATCCAAATTTAGTTACAAAATTAATTTTACAAGGATGTGATACTCTTAATGGAGCTGTACCAACTGTAGCATCATCTATAGCTAATGCACAGAACATTAATAATGTAGTTTCTATATTAACGAATTTAGTTGGTCGTTGTGATTTAGCTGGAAATGTTAATAGCTATACGAATACAAGAGCAGCTATTGTCGCAGCAGGTATCCCAGCTACATTAGCAGGTTTAGTACCAGCTGCAGGTATTCCTGTGTCTGCAGAATATACTGCATTTGTCAATTCTGTTACTTCTAAATATAATGAATTACTTGTTGCATATACAGCACCTGCAGCTGCACTTACTCCAGAACAAGAATTAATTACATATCATAAATTACGATCTGCTGTATATAAATTTGTGGGTTCGTTTATTAATAATTTACCACAACTTAATGATATTATAGATGTAGTCAATTCTTCATATGAAACAATTAAATTAGCAAGAATTGCAGAAGATATTGCAGCAACTGCCGCTGCACCAGAAGGAGCTGCTGCTGGTTTTGTAAATGCTAATAGATCATTATATCAAATTAATCAAGATATCTTTTTATCATGTATTGATGGACCACTTCGTTCTGGATTTAATAAAGTAACGTTAGTAAATTTTGTATCTGAACTTACTTTTGATGGTAATAATTTACTAAATATGAAATTTATGTCATCTAATAAATTTGTTTTAGATTATACTAAATTACAAGAATATATTGAAAAATCTATTGAAAGTGTAAAATATATGATTTCTAAATTTAGAAATCAATTACCAAAAAATATGGTTACTAAATATGAAGAGTGTGTATTCAATATTGAAGATAAATTATTATTCAAAATTTTAAATAACCAAGATACAACTGATGTTGCATTATTTAATGTTTATAATCTAGATTTAGTAAATAACAGTTTTGGAGAGATTATAAATAACACAAGACAAATTAATGTAAATTCTGATCTATATAATTCTATTATGTTTGATGGAAGAATGAATTTAAATGCTACAACCCCATTATCGGGATTACCAGCTGGTGTTGGTGGTATACTTGATCCTAATAGTTTATTTAGTGATGTTTTTAAACAATATGTACCAGCAAATAGATCATGGACAAGACATGACCAACTGCCTGCAGGTGCTATTGATTTTCAACATACCACAAGTGTATATGGTAATGTAAATCAAGCACAAACCAATGCAATTAATAATGGCCTTGTATATAAATTTAATACATTAGTTTATCAATATTTAACAGTATTTTATGATTCTTCTACTAAAAAAATATACAACAATTTATTTAATGAATTTGCTACAAAATCACAAAGTACTTGTATATTTGGAAATACAGGTATTGCTGATATTTTCGCTGGAGCCGTACCAGGTGTTCCATTATTAAATCAATTCGTTCAAAATGATTTTGTATTATGTGAATCTCTAGCAATTATGTTTAAGACTTTTATTAACAGAACTACTAATGTACAACTTCCTATTAAATACCATTTACAAACTATGTTAAGCGAAGTTTCTCCAAATATGCTTGAAAAATATAAAGTATTTTTACCAGTCTTTATCACGCTTTTTGAATCTTTAATTCAAAAAGCATTACTTTATAAAAAAATATTAGATACAACTGAAGATAGTAAAATAGCAGGACCTAATGTAGCTGCTATTGCTATTTTACCAGCTGCTGATCAAACAATTAATGGAGATATTGCTGGAGAAAATCAAGTATATAAAGGAAAATGGATTGACGATTCACAAAATAGTCAAATACATTATAATAACACACTTGTTAACTTAATTGAAGCTTCTAGATCGTTAGTTAATGATGCAACCGCTGTATTAGCTGAAATGAATGCTAAACCTCAATATTTCGAATTAAAAGAAAATTTTATTAAGAATTTCTATAATAATTCAAATACACTTCCATTAATGCCAACATCATTAAATACAATTATGTTAAATAATTCATTAAATGAACAATCTTTATTACCTAATAATGTATCTCCTACTTTTACTAATAGTAATATTAAATTCTTATATGGTATAAATTCGGTTATTAATAATAAATCTTTAGATAATAACATCAATAGTTATATATGGTTAAAAGAAGCTTTTGCTGCTTATAATAGTAGTGCATTATCTGTTAATAAAATAGATGTATCTAAAATTAATGATTATTTAGATGTAAATAATAAATTATCCATTACTTTATCTAAAATATTACATTATAACAGATTCTTATCTAAAAATGTCGATTTAAGAAATATAGCAGTTGCTCCTAATGTTAGAAATGTTTTAACTAATACACCTGCTGTAGGAAGTAGTAAAAATGAAATCATAAATACATATTTCACATTACCTAATAAGGATGTAGAAAATGCTATAAACATTACTGAAAATTCAGCAATTGAAAATAGTAAAATGAAAATTTCTAATGAAACTATTCTTAACGGTCTTACTAAAGATTCATTTAATTTAAATAGATCTAATGCTAGATTATTAAATATTATTGATCTAAATATTATTCCTATTAATGTACATGCTTTAATGAGAGAAATTCCATTAATTAATGTTTATAATTATGCATTTACTTATGATAGTGTTATTAAAGGAGAATTTGGTGATGTTGCTAAACCATCAACAAAAGAAGAGATGCTTGCTAAATTATTATTAGATCCATATTATATTTCTAATGAAGTTTTAACTCTTCCTGAATTACAAAAAAATAATGCTCCATTAGCAGGAGTTCCAGCTCTTCCTTTAGCAGGGGCTCCTGCTAAGTATGTATCTACTTATGATTTAATTAAACAAACTATTACAGAACCTTTCAAAAATTTAGGTACTGCTAAATTCTTAACAGATATGGCAAATGAATCATTATTTGTCAATGGGGCACCAAGTCAATCAGTAGTAAATCTCAGAGTAGACAATAAATTTACAAGAAATGTTATGTTCTTAGTAAATCTACAACGAGTTATTATGTATAAGATTAAGAAAGAAGTCGAACGTATCGATACCAAGGTTGTTTCGGATATTGGTTTATTAAATCCTAAGATAACAGGATATGATAATACTCCACCAGCATTTGATGATAATGAATTTGAATACTTAGAGATTTAAAGAGATTTAAAGAGATTTAAATATATCAATTATATTATTTAATTTAAATACATAAATATACACTACATATACATAATAAATGTTTTTCAATATTTCATGTTATATTGAAAATATAACAGAAACTTACATAAAAATAAAAATCATTGATCCTGAAATTCTATCAAAATTTCAAAAAAATATTAATGGGTTATATAAAACTAAAAAAGGTAAATTAGTTACTAATAAACATTCTTCAGAAATTGATACATTTAATTTAAAAATTAATAAAAAAACAAAATTTGATTTAATTGGGTTTAGTTATTCTAATTTAAATAATTTAATAGGAACAAATATTAATATTAGTGGAGAATCAAAATATTATTGTTTTCCAGTAAGTAATATTAATAATGAAATTAATGACTTTACAGAAGAAATAAAATATATAAATGGATATAGTCTTATTTGTAATAAAATTTACAAATAAATAATAATATTTTTTTATAAATATTATTATTTATAATAATCCATGGAATCTACATAATGATAAAATAATAAATATGAATTAGAATCTGGCTTGAAAGAATCTTGAACATATGATGAATCATTTAATTCATATATATTATTAATTATTTCATTATTTTTAATAGTCTTTCTTATAGATTTGGCAATATAATGACCAAAATTCATATTTCCTGAATGATGTATAGATGAAACTAATTTATAGTTATATTTTTTATTTTCTTTATCATTTATAAAAAATAATTCAATCGGATACATATAGTTCTTTTTTTCTTCATATTTATTAAAATTAATTACTATAATTGTTGGTGTTAATAACAATCTATTTAATTTAATAGATAACCCATTTCTATGACATTTAGAACATACATAATCATCACATTCGGAATAATTATTTTTAATAAATTGATTTAAATTATGTAATTTTTTATTTGTCTCTGATTGTAAAAAATGAGAGTCAACAAATTCAGTAGAAATTTCGAATTGAACTGATATATCATCTTTAATAGAAACTATATTTTTACAATTTCTACAATATATATCACATTTATATTTATTATAAAATAGGTTATATATATACTTATCATTTATAATATCTAATAATAGTAACAGTAATTCTCCAGAATCTTCCTGATTATATCCAAAATGGATATTCTTATTTTGAATTAATGTTAAAAATTCATTAAATAAGATAATATTACTTTGTTCAATTGTATACGTACTTGCTTCTCTAGATTTATTTATTAATACATAATTTTTTAGAATATTAATATATAATTTAATAAAATTATTATTAATGAATTTATTTTCATTATTTAATAAATACTCAGTGATACTAGTGCAACTAAACAGAGATTGTAATAATGCATTGAAATAACACAATATATTATTATTATATAAACCGAATGGCACTAGACTATATAGTTCATTAAATTTAATTAAAGTTTTATCCATTTCAACCAACAATTTATACGTTTTATTTAATTTAATATTAAAAATATATTAATATAATTAGTATAATTTTAATATTAATATCAAATATTTAAAATCAATAAATTAATTAAATATGACATATGGAAACGACATTGAAACGCCAAACAGTAGAGAACATGTGGATGAAAGCATGCTAGTTTTTAATTCACAAGATGTAAGTTCTCTATATTGTAAAAATGATCTTGCTAGAGAGTTTCTTTCAGAAACATTTGGAATGTATTTATTTATCTTATTATCATTAGGAAATATTGCTATTCTTGTATTATTTCCAGAGTCAGTAATGACTTGGCCAGGAGTTGCAGTATCCTGGGGATTAAATCTTATGTTTGGAATTTATGTAGCTAGTTTTAATTCTGGTGGACATCTTAATCCATGCGTAAGTTTATGTGTATTTCTATTTGGTGATGATTTTAGTTTTTCACAATTATGTGTTTATTCTTTAGCACAGTTATTTGGATCATTTTTAGCAGCTGCTACTGTTTACGGAATTTATTATAATAATATTAGTAGAATTCAAAATGGACAAAGTGCTACTAGTATTTTTACAACCTATAAACATCCAACCATTACAACTACAAGTGCATTCTTTACTGAATTTTTAGGCACTGCTATTCTTGTAGGTGGTATTTTTACAGTTCTTAAACATAAAGAAACAAGTAAACATGTTCCTATTTATGTAGGATTATTACTAACAACTATTGTTTTAGCATTTGGATATCAATCAGCATTTGCATTAAATCCAGCACGTGATTTAGGTCCTCGTATTTTCATGGCTATGTGTGGATATAGTACATTTTCATATAGTGATAATTATGCATGGGTTCCATTAGTTGCCGATTATTTAGGTGCTTTATTTGGAGTTGGAATTTATACACTCTTTATTAAAAAACAATTAAAGATTGACTAGATAAATTTATATAAAAAAAAATAAAAATAAAAAATATAAAATAATTAAAAATAAATAAAAAATATAAAATAATTAAAAATAAATAAAAAATATAAAATAATATAAACTCAAAATAAAAATGCATATAATAAAAAATCAAAATAAAAATAAAAATTAAATAGCATGTTATTACTAATTCAAATTATAAAAAAACTTATAATTAATTTTTTTTTTACTTTAAATTATATTTATAAATATATATATAATTATTTAAATATTATAATACAGAAATACAAATAATTACTATGGATTATTTTATTAAAACAACAAAAGATGAAAAAACAAATAAGTCTCAAACAAAAATTACTTTTTTAGGTTATGTTGTTATTCTACTTATTTTAGTTATAGTAATAGTTAGTGTGGGAACTGCAACTAATTGGGGAAAGAAAATATCATCATTTACTTCTCCAGAAAAAGAAATGGATAAAAAAGTTATAAAAATTGAACCATTAGATACTAATATAGAACCATTTAATAATGATTTACCAAATCCACAAGTTGATTTAACTGATGGAGTTGATGCTAATGGTGTTTCAGAAAGTGGAAAAGATTATAGTGATATTATTGCAGGACAAGCATTAGAAAAAAGTGTTTTTGATCAACATAAAGCATATATAAACGAAAAAAATAAAGTGACTAATACAGCATCTCGTAATCCTACAAGATCAGATTCTCAAGATGTAATTCCTTTTGTTGGATTAAGACGTCCACAATATCAAATTGCAGGTAAAGATATGGTTGACTCTACTGCTCGTCAAGTCCCAAGTGTTTTAGATGCAGATCAATTATCTAAACCAAATAATCTAAGATGGAATTAAATAATTTGATCTATATAAAAAAATAATATAATATACATATTCATATTTATATTTATTAAAATTTAAACCCATGAGGTTTTACAGAATAATCACTAGTTGATGATTTTTTTATATATAGATTATTAAAAATATGCTGATTCAAAATTATATTTTTTTTGATAGATATCAAATTAATATAATCATTATATATTTTTTTAATAATAATTGGATCAATTTGAGCATATGCATTAAAATTAATCATCTCATTATCTAGCTCATTTTCATCTATAATATCTGCAAAAGACTCTATTTCTTTATCAGTATTAACAATATCATCAATATTAAACTTTTTTCTAAAATATTGAATTAAATTAATTACATTTACATTATCTATATTAAATATAGTATTTTCTAATTTATTATCAATAATATACTTTATTAAAGAATCTAATTTACTTCCAAAACTAATATTAAGAAATGATTGTTGTTTTTTATAAAATGATGTATTTTTTCCATTAAATAGTTTAATCATTGAAGAATCATCACATTTTTTTATAATTTTATTAGATAATATACTAAAATTATATGACGTGTCCAAATAATTTTCTACATTATATGTTATCATTTTAAATAAATTTAACTCATCTTCAGTATTTTTATAGTTAGAATTAAATAATAGTTTATATTTTTTATTATATGATTCACTTTTTGAAATATTTGCTTTTTTAACTACTTCCTTATATTTATTATCTACAACTTTATATATATTTTTAAATACTTTATTTCTATCAATATATTTATTTCCATGCATATCAGCGAGTTGTAATATATATTTTCTACATTTATTTAATGTTTTATCATCATCAACTTCAACTTCATCAGTTTCTGGATCAATTCCATACTCTGTAAATTCATTATCATACGAAATTAATCTTGCAAATTGACCTGTTAATTGTTTATCAAAATAATATTTTAAATCAATTTCATAACTCTTATTTATATCTTGATTAACAATATCAAAATATTCCATTTTATCTGCCTTTTTCAATGGTATTTGTCTTCCTTTAAAATCATATTTATATGGATATTTTTTAATAATAACATAATTAAATCTTTCACCTGGAATGAGATGAGGTTTGTTTTCTTCTATCATTCTTTTAGAAAACTCATTTAATGTTACATTCTGTTTTTCAGGTTTCCATAATCCAGTTTGAATAAAATCTTCTAATTTCCAATCAGTTACAAAAATTTCTTTAATTTTTGTAATTACTATTTCTCTTAATGTTTTTGTATTTTTTAAATCTAACGATTCCCACATTATATCAAGACAAATAATTTTTAAAATTTCAGATACTCCTCTCTTTTTAACTTCTAATCCTCTAATAAACATTTCAGCTGGTTTAAAATTAGGAATATTTTCATGAGGAATTCCATAATATTTCTTTTTTGCTAATAATACCATTGGATATAATACTTCTTCATAACTCATTTTTAGATATTTTGTCCCATTGTCTTTGTATAAATAATTATTTACTTTTACTTTAATATCTTCAATTGCTTTAAACGTAATAGTAATTAAATCTGTATTATATTGTAATTTATTAATTTTACCAGTATAATATTCTTTATTCTTTTCTAAATAATAACTTTCAGGACAAGAAATGTATAAACTATCAGTATTATGAACTACCATTTTTCCAACTCCCGCTGCAAAATGATGAGATTCAGTTTCTAAATCATATACATACTGCCCTGTTTCTCCAATATATTCTATTTTTTTAATTTTATTAACATTTTTTCTAAATTTATTAGTTGTAAATCTTAATCTATATAATTCTAATTTATCACTTCTTGTATTAATACTTACATTATAACCTAAGCTATCCATAAGTAGAAATAATCCCTGTGAACCAATTTGTCCTTTATTATCCATTCTATTACAATTAGTATCACCATTAGCAAGATAATAACCTTGCATAAATGCTATTTTAGTTCTACTATCAGCATTTAATATAATATCCGGAACTTTTTTATATCTTCTTTCTGAATAAAACATGTCTCTCCATTCACTAACAATTCTTTTCACATTTCCATTAGCAATTGCTTTATATACATGATCACTTTCTAATGTGTCATAAATCTTTAATTGGACATATTTATAATATGAATTAAAAATTTTAAGACATACATCTAAATATTTTAAATTTGAGTTATTTAATACAAATGAATATTTTTTACCACTTTCACAATCATAATATCCACAACTACCATCTCCAAAGAAGAATCCATAAACAAATGCAATATCAAATACAATAGTATCTTTTAATTCATCGATTGAATAATCTTCTGGTAAATTATTAATTTTTTTATGAATATCATGAAATTTAATTTTTGTATTTTTATCATTTATATACAATTTATCCCAATGCATTAATTCAGTTTCTAAATTAACTTCATTAGGTGTTATTTTCTTTCCAAGTGTATTAATTAAACTATGATCTTCTGTTACAATAATAGAACCAATATGAGTATTTACCTTATATAATTTTTTAGTTGTAAAATGACGAATCATTTTTTTAATAGGAGTCCATCCATTTTCTGTATAGATTTCTGGATTACCTTCTGGTAAATTATCTTCATTAATAAATTCTTTATTTTTTGAATTGGTTAGATTATTCCAACCATATTCTTCAATTGCTATTAATTTTAAATCTTTACCATTTTCCCTAATTAATATTGGAGTATCTCCAGTTACTGAATCACCGTAATAAACATTATGGTTCAATCTTTCAACATAATCTTTTATCAAAAGTAGATTTTTTTGACCTGCTGATGTAATTGCACCAGCCAACTCTAAAATAAATAATGGTGAATTTTTATTTCCTAATTCTCCATAAAATGTATTCATAAAAACCTTTAATGCTTTTTGTTTAGTATCACAATAATTTAATTTAAATAAACATTCCTTATATTCTTCATTATTTATATAATCTGTTTCATATTTTTCAATATGTTCTTTCTTCTCCTTATAAATAAATAATTCTTTTTTCATTTCAGCACGTTGAGCAAATAAATTTTTCAAAATACTTGGATATAATCCAAAATTTGATTTTTCTTTACTTTCATCATGTCTTACAGTCCACCCTTTTACATGTTTTACACACTTTTCTTGTAAATAATTTACATATTTATATTCAAAATTTATATCATGAATTTCATAACCTTTATTCTTTATTTCTTCTTTATAATCCCTATCTAGAATTAAATATTCTGGAGACAAGTTATATGCCATAATCAAGGACGGGTATAACGAGCTATAGTCCAATCCAGATATTGGATACTTTAGTGGATTCTCAATCAAATATTCAATATATTGTGAAAGTATATCTTTGACATTATGAGAATACATCTTTATAATATATAGATTTATTAATTTCAATTTTAATTTGAAATGACATAGTAATTTCAAATAATAAACAATCTTTGATTGTTTTTAAATCAAAAAAAAAATATGATAATATAATTAATTTATTCTTTGTTTAGATTTTTAATATGTTTCTTACTTTTAATATGTCCACTATAATTACCTCTGGCTAATTGTGAATTACATACATCGCATGTGATTTTTTCTTTAAGTCTTTTATTAATTTCATCTCTATTTGCATAATAATATTCAATTTTTTGTTTTAATAACATTTCTTTATTCCTTTCATAATGTTTATTTTTTCTTTCTTTAATCTTTGCTTTGTTTTTTTCCCTATATACTTTGTCTTTGTCTGCTATCTTTTCTTTATTTTTTTGATAGTATTGTTTCTTATACTCTTTAATCTTTTCTTTATTTTTTTGATACTGTTGTTTCTTATACTCTTTAATCTTTTCTTTATTTTTAGTAGCGTAATTTTTAAAATAATCTTTATTATTTTTATATTTTAATTTTTCTTCTTTATGTTCTTGATAATGATAAGACCGAGGTTTATTTAAACTTTGAAGAATAGATCCAATATATAAAATATTTGGATCATTATTATAAAATCTTTTATAAACAATACCAACTTTATATGAATCCGTCATTGTACTTAGTTATATATAGATTATTGAAATATTATTCAATTTTATTTATATATGATCAATACATATTATGTATAATATTTAAAATTAAAACTAGCTTCTTTTTACATTCTTTATTTAAACATTCTCTACATTTCTTTTCATTATTTGTTAAATTAACTAAATCTAAATGTAATCTAATAAACTCATTTAATGACATTTTACTTATTTATATACTATTTATTTTAAAATATATTCAATTTTATAAAAAAATAAAATATATTTATTAATTAAAATTATCTAAAATTCAACTTCGTGGATGTTTTTATTAATAAATACAGCTTCATAATTTCTATTAGCTACTTCTTGAACTTGTTTAATAAGTTCATAATCATCAATTTCTAATCTTTCTTTACAAAATTCTTTTAATGAAAGGCTGTTATTAACAAGTCCTTTTATAGGTTTGAGCACTAAGGCCCCGGGGTACACCCCTTCCATTTTTTCATTATCAGCTTCTTCTTCTTTGATAGTATTAAAGAATAAATTCATGTCCAAAGCATTAGAAATAATTAAATTTCTAACTTTACATCCATTAGCACGATAGAAAGCATCGAACATACTCGTATATGATAATTTGCCTACTTCCCTTCGGTCCTGAATAACATTAATTTTATAAATTAATTCATGTAAACGATAGCAATCGATATAACAATATTTGACTACAGCACTCATTCCTTTAACATCTCCATTTAGATAATATCCAAATAATTCAGGAATAGGCATATCATCTTTTGATGGTAAATTATATAAATCTAAATAAAATTTTAACGAACTTTTTGATTCTGTTGGATTTAATTGCATCAGAATAACACGTAAATCAAAAGCAACATATCCAGGCAATTTAAGATTTAACATTTTTTGTTGTAATCTATCTGCTGATATTTTAATAAATTCACATTTATATAAATATTTATCAATATTTTCTAATTTAAGCTCATAAGAATTTAATTTTTTTAATGATAAATCTTGACAAACTTCATCTAAAATATGATAATGTAAACATTTATTATATATATTGGGCCAATCAAAACCACTCCCATTAAATTCATAAATAAAATCTGGTTGAATTAATGAATTAATGAATCCAAATGCCTGTAATAATACCTTTTCACTTTTACAAATAATAGTTAAGTAATCTTCATGAGAATCAGCTTCTTTAGTTACTAAACCTATATTTAGAAATGAATCTTTTTCATTAATAAATTGATAAGTCATTCCGATATTGAAAATAACATCTTCTGGTATTTTACCTGAAGGAATTCTAGTATTTTTATTTGGATGTTTAGGATCAAAATCACTTGAAAATTGTTCAATATCAAAAGACATTGAAATCATTTTATCTTTTCTAATTAAATTTAAATCAATATCATTAAACTCTTTTTCATACATTTTATCATTATATGGAAATATATTTTTAATATCTACTGAAAATGTATATTTAGATTTATAATCAGAATTAGACATTAAAATATAATCAGTTATCTTATTCCATCCTGTTAATTGAATTTTATATAATCTACTAACTGTTCTATAATATGAACTTAAATCATTATTATAACTAGAAATTCCCAATTCTTTTAATAGTTTTATAAAAGAAGTTCTGTGAAATAATTTTTTAAATGAAATTCTAATAAATTTACCTTCAATATCACTAAACCCAATTAACTTTTTACCATTGACAATTTTAACAGATTTTATATCTAATTGTTTTCCTTTAAGTGATTTTTTTAATTTTGTATTTGTAAATATGGTTTTTAATTCTTCTAAATTTTGATTTTCTGTTAAATTCATATCATATTCAATATCTACAGATGGATAAATTGAATTAACAATTATAGTTGTTTTTGAACCACATGGAAGAATACCATGAATAAATAACTTATAATCATTAAATGATAATGATTCTGACATATCATTCGATAAAAACAACAGATCATGAGATCTTTTTACTTTATTAGAAATATGTTTAATATTATCAGGATTCAGATAATCTTCTCTATTTTTAATTGTCTCAAATAAAACATTTTTATAATTTGTGCTATTAATATAAATCTTTTGATTGTGATTATTCATATTATAACTAAGTTTTATTATTATTCTATTATTATTCAATTTTAAATTAGAATAATAATAAAAAAAAAAATTGAATTTATAAATATAAAATTATATATATCATAATGACAATAGTTATTATGATATATATTGACAATAGTTATTATGATATATATTGACAAGCGATATAATTTTGCTACAAGCGAGAAAATAAAATATAGTAAAAAATATTTACTATATCCATAATATAAAACAAACAAGCGAGAAAATAAAATATAGTAAAAAATATTTACTATATCCATAATATAAAACAAACAAGCGAGAAAATAAAATATAGTAAAAAATATTTACTATATTTTATTTTTTTAAAAAAAAATAAAATATGAAATTATGTATTATTATGTATTATTATGTATTATTATGTATTATTATGTATTATTATGTATTATTATGTATTATTATGTATTATAAAATGGAATGTTTGAAACCACAGTGTTGTTTACGGCAAACAAATCCATTTCTACACATAATTTTAGCTCTATTTTGAGAAGATTTGTCAAATTCATTTTGTTTATTAACACCCGTCAAGAAGAACTTTGATGAACAATAACCAAATGACGGCACTCTGCATAAAGGACATTTGTTTCTATTGATTTTTGGAAGTTGAATATTTTGTCTATGTTTTCTAATACAAGCAATACAAAATTTATGATCGCAGTTAGATAACAATCCAAATCTTTTTTTAGATGTATAAATGTTCTCCCAACATATTCCACAATTGTCGTCAGAAACATTATTTTCTTCATTTAGCATATTCATTTCAACTTCATGTCCAAATTGACAATGTATTTTTCTACATTCAGTCCTAAACTTACAAATTGTCATTCTAATTATTTCAGGATCTTTTGTATGTAAGAACATACAATTTGTATCAAATTTGCATCTGTTGGTCAAAACGAACATTCTACAAACTTCTCTTTTTTTTACTTCTTTTTTTTTTATTTCGATGAAATTTATTTTTTCTTCCAGCTCTTTCATCAATTTTATCGAAAACCAGATCTTATTCATCATGCTTTCAAGGTTACTAATAGCCTGAAAACTGAAGAATGCAACCAAACTCAGATAGAATCTGTAAAACATGTTAGTCATCTTGTTTCTTTTATATATTATTAAAAAAAAAATCAATTATTTTTTTTAATATTAAAAATAATTGATAACTTTATTTTTTTTAATTTTTTCTATAAAATAAATTCATATCTTTAGAAATAGTTCTATCATTAATAGTTGAATTATTTTTTAAATAACAATAATTATGAAATCTAATAAATCCTAAACATGATTTAGTATATTCACAAATATTAAAACAATCATCTAAATCTAATGCATAAATATTAATTCTATCATTAAAATTATCAAGAATATCATATTTATTCAATAAATCTATATTTTCAAAAACATCATACTGATCTTTATAATTAATAGTGTTGTTTTTATTACTAGTGTTATTATTAGAATCATTAAATGTAGTATTACATTCATTAATATTTGTATTTACTTTACATTTTTTATTATTTAAATTAGTTGCAACAATTGCAAACAAAACAGAAACAATACATAAAGATCCAGATAATAATATAATAATAATTGTAGTTGTTTTCATTTTTAATATTTTTATAATATATTATTATTATTATTAAAATGTTCAATATGAAAAAATAATATTGAACATAATTAATCAAAATATTTTATTGTCCAAAAATCACTAGCTAATTTATTAGATAATAAATATTCATATGAAATATAAAAATATCCGTTATCACCAACATTACATCCCCAGCTATTTAAAAAACAAAATAATTTATTATCATCATCATAACCTACCAATAAAACACAATGACCTCCTAAATATTCTTCATTATCAGTATCTGGTATAGGAATAACTCCATTTTTTAAATTTTCATTGTATTCGCTAGATTTGTATAATTCAATACCCAATAATATTGGATATCCTTGAAATAAACAATTTTTAATATTAATTAATTCTTGGTCAATAGATAAATATATAAAATTTTTAATTTTATTTTTTCCATTTTGTATACAAAAATTATTAGGCCGTATTCTAAAATTTTCTATATTATATGGAATTAAATATTCTTCGCATGCTCCATATTTTGCAACTGCTTTCATAACATTTCTTATTTCACATCCAGAATCTATATCTACATTATTTTCAATAAGTCTTGAGAAATAATATATATACAATCTTGATGGTTTGAATTCTTTTTTATTTGTTTTTTTTAAAAAAAAGAATATAGCATTGCTAGTAGCATTTGCAGTACAAGAGCCCAAATTACCTTGTGATAATATAGGTAATGTAATTATATCTCTTAAATTTAATTTAGATGGTAGTTGATTTGTTATAAATTGTTTATAAATGATATGAAATTGTATATCTCGTATATCTAACTTTTGTCTTTTGAAACTGTATTTTGTCATATTTACTAGTTATACTAGAAAAAATTAATTTAAATATAAAAAAAAAATAATTAAATTTATAAATTTTAAAAACAATTATAAATTTTATCTTTATTTATGTATCCATATAATATGTTTAAGTAATCATTTGATAATAATTTTACTATAATATTATTTATATATAAATAAGAAGATATATTATCTAAAAGCCTTAAATGAGTATTAGATTGTAAAGATGAATATTTTATTATTTCAGATTGGTCAATTTTATTTTTAAGAATAGGAACTAAATCAGGACAATGTTTTAAATTACATTCATTTATATGAATATTAATATTATTATAATCAAATAAATTTTTCAACTTATAATCTTTGATAGAATTAAATCTATCAGTACTTTCCATAATATTATTTTCTTATGGGTATTTAATTACATAAAAACATTTAAAAATTTATTTCGTTTTTAAATGTTTTTCACAATTTTTATGTTTTTTTATTTTATATGATACGCATGTCCTGAATTTACATAAATTTTTATATGCTTTATTATGATCTTTACATAAATATTTATCATTGAATGTTAATCTTTTACATTTTTTATGTGTACATTTAGGAGCATAATGTTTATAACATTCATTATGATTATTTTTATGTTTAATATTTGAACATCCATCAATATTACATACATTTCCTTTAATCTGCTTATAATGAAACATACATAAATTATTTTTAAATTGATTTTTATTACAATTTTTATTAATACATATACTTTTAGATATTTTTTCTTGTTTATTATCTTGTTTAATTTCTTGTTTATTCTCTTGTTTATTCTCTTGTTTATTCTCTTGTTTATTAGATATTGAATTTACAGCATTATCAAAAACATTACTAAAATCTTCAAAATCCATATCCATAAAATCCATATAAGGAATTGGAAGAATAAAATCAAATAAATCATTATTTAACGATACCATATCATTTTCCATTTTAATACAATCTTGATTCTGTAAATTTATAAAATCATCAAAAGACATATTCATAAATGTATCAAAATCAATATTCTTAAATTCCATATTTAATATTGTTTATTTAAATATTTAATATTAATTATTCAATTTTTTTTTATTAAAAAAAAAAATATAAAGAAATATTAATTCATTAATTTATCAAAATCATTAATTGCTTTATATATATTCTTATCTAAATCATTCTTATCTAAATCATATTGTTTTAAAAATATTTGTTCTTTATCACAAAATTCATATTCTAGTTTTACAACAAATGAAGTATTTGATTTATTTACTCCAATTTTAATACTAGTTAGATGCAAATTTCTTGATAATATCATTTTAATTCTATTATTAATGTAATAACATAATTCATGGTGAGTAATAGTCTTCATTTATATTTGTATATTTTATTAGTAAGTATTTATTCAATTTTTTTATTTATTTGAATAAATACTTACTAATAACTATGAGAAAAATTCTGCTGTAAAACATCACATATTTTATAATGTATTAACAAAAAAAAATGAATAAATTATTTACATTTGTATAAAAATGGAAATTAATATCAATATAAATTATATATATGATGTCTGACTTATTTAATATTATAGATACTATAGATAATAAAGATATAATTGAAATATCTAATTATCTATGGTTGCCAACTGTTGATAGATTCTGTATTAAAATATATTAAAATAACCTAAATTTCAGGAATTTTATTACTTCTTCTACCATGTAATTTCGAACTATACACAGTTATTATTTCTATTAAATCTTTTGTTATTTCCTCATTTATATTTTTTTCAAACCTTTTCTTTTAAAATTAATTCCAGATTCTATATCAGTTATAACTTCATAACTTGGGTATTTACTTTGTAAAAACTCAACTTGGTGTGCTAAATCTTCTGTATTTTCTTCATTAATGTGTATTCTATCTAAGAAAATTCTCAAAAATATCATATTGATGATCTTCATCAATATGATAATGATTAGTATTTAACCATCGCTCATTATATTATATTGGTGATCTTCATCACTTTCATAATCATTATCATTATCATTTTCACTATCACTGTCTTGTGATAAATATTCCCAATTCCAATTATAATTAGAATTATTTAAAATAAAAGAAATTCTAACATATTTAGTAATATTCATTAAACGCTTTTTAGAAATTGTATTTAACTGATATTGTAAAATTGATTCACATAATTCTGGATCATTTGGATATATACTATATATATTTTCAATATTCCAAGGAATATAAGGATTCTCTTTTATAAATCGTTTTGAAATGTTAGAATTTAAAGTTAATTGAATATAATTCCATTTTTTATCTAAATTATTTAATAATAAATTTTCTAACTCACTATATCTAATATTAATAGAATTATTTATTAGATTCTTTACTATATTAGTATTTTTACATTTACATACTGGACAATTATTTAATTTAACTTTAAACCAATTTATAATACATTTTTTATGAAATATATGTTCACAACTTAATGTTTGTTTATCATTAAATTCAATATTGTTAATACAAATCACACAATTCATAATTATATATAATATATTAGATACTGATATTCAATTATTTTTTTAATTATTTTTTTAATTATTTTTTTAATTATTTTTTTATATAAAATTTAATTAAAAAAATAATTGAATATGCTTTATATTTAAATAAA